TATTAGAGTCATACCCACCCGATAAATTTTTTATTAATTTTAATGATAACCGCTATTATACAAAATCAGAGGGGATAACAGAAGTTATAAAGACAACAAAGGCCCAAAAAGCTGAATCAGATAAAGAAATACAAGACATTGCTAACCGTGCTGGTTCAGATTATTTTAACACAATAATTAAAACATGGAATAATGGTAAACCCGATGTAAGAATTTTTCGAATATTAAAAGCGCGTAAAGACGCAGTAATGGAGAACCCAGATTTAGCAATTGATAATAATTATACATACGGATTAACTGTTAGAAAAAATAAAAATAGTGATACGTGTAATAAACCAGTTGATTTGTCGGTTCCTGATGGAGCATGGAGGCCATTAGTAACCGAAAGTATAGATGACGAAGATAAAGAAAGATATAAGGATGTAATCAGCGCAGTGAATGCCGAGCGTAATTGTAGCGCGATGAACCAAGCTAAGTCTAGAGTTACATCTGCGTTTAGTAATATATTTAGTCGTTCTAGTTCATCTCCTGCGGCAGGTGGTAGAAGAACTAAGAAGAGAAGTTCTAGAAGAGCTAGAAAAACAAGGGTTAAAGCTAGAAAATCAGGCAGAAGAGCAAGAGCTAGAAGAACTAGAAAATAAACATGCGTTTTAAAAATTCATCATTTTACCCAGTTGGTTCTGTTGCTTCGCCTTTGCCCTTGCGACCGCTAACGCATCAAACATTTCCTTCTTATCCAAATCCATCATAATTTTCTGATAATTAGTTTGTCTTTTCTCAATATCACTATAGTCTTCGCGTTGAACCACCGTTGGCGGAATAATCAGATACCATTTGTCGACCGCTTGTAGCACAAACCAAAACTTATCTATCGCATACATTGCGTGACTTGCCGGCTTATACATAAGCTGTGTTAGTCCCATTTTCACATTTTCCATCAGCTTCTTAATATAATGCCCATTTACAAGGTATCCAGTCGTAGTTTGACAACGCTTTACTTTGATACAAACATCGTCGATTGTATCATAAGGTGGCATATTGTTTCCAGCGAGCAAAATAACATCCCAATTGTTGCCGTTTCTTTGTAAAAAGGTTTCAAAATTCGCCTTAAATAATTCCAGGTCTAGAAATGTAATGTCGTCTTCCACAATTAGCACATGGTCCCAATTATTTTGAACCGCCGACTGTAAAATCTTCAAATGGCTCATACTACAACCAACAGCGCCATTTTCCATCTTAATCGCGTTGAAACGTTCAAATCCCTGTAGTCCTAAATTTGTTAATTGATTGGTGACGTGTTCTTTTCGGTCGGTTCTGTGGTCCAAATTGATATAGAATGCGTGATTTATATCGGTAAGACTGGTTACAGGCATTTTAATAATGTATAATATAAGTAATAAAATTATTTTTATATTATAACTTACTTTATAATTTATTTTATTACCTTTTTATTACATGTTTTCTCATTTTATATATTTAATTAAAAATGTAAAAAGGATTTAATCCCTTTTTCTTTTAGACTTTGTTTTTCCTTTTTAGACCTTGTTTTTCTTTTTTTAGACTTTATGTTTCTTCTTTTAGACCTTCTTTTTCTTTTTATACCTGACGCATTCTTTACTATATCTTTTGTTAAATTGACATCATATTGTAATAATTTACTAAAATATATATCAATTAATATATTTCTTAACCATATATATTTATCTTGACAAAAATTTGATTCTCTTTTCATAATTTCTTTTACAATATTAAAAAAACCTTGAACAGATAATTTCTTAACATCATCCGAAGTAAATAATTGTATACCATCAAGTAATTGGTTTATTTTAGTTTCATCTTTTATATTATTTTTTTCAAAACATTCAATTAAAAAATCAATAATATTTCTATTTAATTGTATAATATTGTGTCTTTGATTATCTGTATGATTTGCTTTTGAATAATAACCTTTTGTGTTATACCAAGATTCATTATTACATAAAATTACAAATATATTTAATTTAATATTAACACCTTCACATATTCTTAACATTGATTTATCCATCAAACTAATATATTTTATACTTGGCATTGAAGCAGCAAGGTTTTCTATATTTATTAAATTTTGTTTTCCACCGTTTTTGCATTTATTTAGTTGTTCAATTATTATATGGTCCCCATTTATTTTAAATAGTAAACACAAGTCATTTGTTTCATTATTAGACAAAATTTCATATTCATCCTCATCTGAGTCATAATTAATTTTAAATTCAGATTCAGGAAAATATTCTCTTATTTTTTTTTTGTCAATAATAGGCATTATATATTACTTTTTTAAAAAAATAAAAATTGAAATACGTTTTCCAAAGAAAAATAACAGTATATTTTATTATTCACATGACAACGTTTAAAACAATGTTTACTTATAACAAAGAGCAAATCACCATTGACAGCATCAGTGCTTTCGACTTGTCCGCAAAAGGTCTGAATGACAAGAACAACAAAACGAGAGAAAATATCATTGGCGCCATCATTAATGACAAAGTCCCAGTCGAATTCTATGACATACCTAGATGGCTCCAAATAAAAAACAGCGTTCTTAAGTATATTACCGAGTTACACGAGATCCCATACGATAAAATAGAGTGTAAGCACAAGGGTGGTCGCAAATTCAATTTCGACTTTAATATTATATTCTATTCTCAAGGTTCAGAACCACGCGTTTACAACATAGAACTTAAATTCAACGCATCCGCTATCGACGAAGCGCCGCAATTTGTCAGCCCGATGAAACCTAGTCAGTATTTATCTGCTTCATATGAAGACTACTACTACACGAATTATATGAATAAGTTAGCGGAAACTGCCAACTTATCAATTCCTTCAAAGGAAGTCTATATGGCGCAAATTCATACAAACAAACCCAAGTGTGTTAAGGATTTTCAAGAACTCTATTACAAAGGATGCCAGGCAAGCAGCAAATTTACAAACAACGAAACGCATATCAAGTTCTATGAACAGGCCAAACAATTATCAAATGAAAGCATTTCGTCCTTTATAGCACAAACAGACCTTAATATTGTGCTCCTCTCGGAATATTTACAGGAATCTCAAAAAGGCAAAATATACATGCTGTATTCGGATGGCAATTTTACAAAACAAATCGCCGATTTAAAAGACTATGTGATATCCAGTGTGGTTAAGAACCCGCAGAAATTTAGATATGAATGTCTGAGCGCAAATGGAAAAAAAATCAATGTGCTTTTGCGGTGGAAGAATGGGAACGGAATCGCGTTTCCTGCCTTTCAAATATCATAAATTGGCAGCACACTGTTTAGTTCAGTCGTATTTATCGCATTATTGCCAAAATAAACATCAATAAACTCTTGTGTTCTCTTATCCTTCAACGAGTTAATAATCTTATTATATTTATCAATTAATTGCTCTCGCGACAATTCTTCTTCTTTTAAAGAAATATATTCAATACAAATCAAATGATTTTCAATCAGGTAATCCTTATCTGTATCTATTAAACAATAATTAAATTTATATTCACCTACACCATATCCCCTGTTTATCACAATTAAAGGTCGGTTATTGCCTGCCTTTTTTATATAGTTTTTCTTTTGCTCGTTGTTGTATTGCTTCATTGTTAACACGTTATTTTGTATGTCTGAGCTATATATTAGCCGCGTCTGTGTTATATCGTCTGTAAGTATGTCCTTACATTGGTTCCACACTACGGTGCCTACGCTCACTTTGAATCTCAACTCGGATAACGGTTTGGCTCCGTTATATAATTCTTTAATCCGGATTTGTTCATTGGTAAATATAGTATGCCCGCTAATACTTAAAATAAATGGTGAATTGTCTATTGCCAAATTTAAAGAACATTTTTTTATAATCAGGATTATCGTTTCCTGTTGGGTTTCAATATACTTATCATCTTTACAGTCGACAATATGTAAGATTTGAAAATTATCTTTTATAAAAGCCCTGGTCTTGTCGTAATATAGACAATTGAGGAAATTTTTGGGTAATATGAAACTCAGAATGCCATTATCATTTAAGAGTTGTAGTGACTTTACGATAAATAATATAAATATATTGGGGCGGCCATCGAAGAACTTATGATATTCCTTTGCTACAGCATCTTTCTTCATGACATAATATGGTGGGTTGCCAATAATCAGGTCGTATTTTGTTGTTGGCTTGTATTGTAAATAATCAGCATTCATAATATTAATATTTTCTTCGGAAAAGTGACCAACTATGCCGTCATAAATTGTCTTATTATATTCAATACCGGTAATATTTAAAGTTGGATATAGTGAATGTAAGGCTCTAATGTATTCTCCGGAGCCACAAGACGGTTCCAAAACGCTAGTTACATTAGAAATGTATGGCTGTAATAATTGTAGATTGTTGTAAATACAAGAGGGTGGCGTAAAATAGATGCCATTGTCCTTCTTCTCGTCCTTTGATAATTTACTAGTTAATTCTTTTGATAAAGTTGAATACTCCATTGTTCTATTTTCTATTTTATATAATATTTTGTGTTTAATATTATTTAAATCAATTTTTAAATTTTTATCGGTATATGATTTATCGGTATACTCCTCCCAATCGAATATTTGCCGACGCTGTGGCCTTCGGTTTGGCGCCAATTATTCTAGCATAAGCAGGTGAAAATTTATTAACATTGGGTGGGTATTGGGTAACTGAGTGCTGTTGTATTTGTCTTTGTTGTATTTGCTGTGGCGGAAGCACTGGTCTCGTCGGGTCCGTCGAATTATTGTAACTATATTCAATAATCTCCTCCGCCTTTTCCTGCCCATACTGCTGTACCATTTCCCGCTTCTTTTCAGCAGTAGGATAAAATGGAATGTTTGACCAATTATCTGTTGTATTCAGCGATTTGTTAGTTTTAACCCTATCCGGATGTATAATTTTGCGAGGAGGCTCTCGTAAATCGTATTCATAATAATTATCATGCTCAAAGCGAATTGCCGTCATAAATGTGACAATATTAATAATAAATATTTTGTCTGAAACCACTGTATGAATGTTATCTAATGGATTCTTCGATTCCACATCAATCGTATATTCCAATTTATGGATTGTTCGTATTCCATCTAATCCGTTGTCGTGTGTTGCTCGCCAAGGGTCCTTGCGATTAATTAGACGAGACACTCCGTCAAAAAATTGTAAGATGTCCGGGCTGCCAATCGGGTAAAATTGGCTTCTATCAACATTTAATCCCACCTTTTCGCATCTATTTTGAAGCACATTGTCCTCCATACCCCACCCCCAAAAACTGGGGAAGCCGTTAGTTTTCTCAAAATCAGCACCCGTGATTGATACAATTCCCCCCAGCGCATATTGGAAGCCGTAGAAATGCTTTACTGTGCCATGTTTCGTGGTATAATCAAAAATGTTTGTAAAAGGCAGTGTATCAATGTCGTTGAATACAAAGGTGATGTCTTTATAAGAATTTGGATATTTTGCCTTTACAGCTAAAAACCCAACGTTCTTGGTTCCACCTCGATTGAATGACCTGGCGTCGCATTGGTGCGAAAAATATATCTCATAGTTTTCATTGTAATCCTTCATTACAGACGGCATATAATTGGAAAAAAAAAATTTGTGCTGTATACGGTTTCTATAGGGGACTATAAATACAATTGATGGCACTTTATCTGATACTGTAGATGACATAATATATAAAAATGATTATATTCCTAAACATTAAACCTATTTTTCATATTGAATTGTAAGAAATCTTTATTTCGTCAAAATACTATATTTCTTCAATATGACAGCAGGAATAAGTTCGTCTGTTTTTGTATCCAGCTTCTTGAAACATTTGTTAATTGTGACCTCTGAAATCTCGCTAATCGCCTTAACCTCCTTTTTGCTGACATTCAGCTTACATAACTGAGATACAAAGTAGACAATCCCTGCCGCAATCGAGTGCGGTGTGTTCTCCGGCATTAAATTTATTTTCTCTATTTTTATCGCAATAAAGTGGCATAATTTAGTCAGCTCCGAATTGATATTCAATCTACTACAATAGCGCTCAATAAATGCCTCGGGTTTGGTCTTACAAAATGACGTCTTGTCCTTATTGTCCATATCTTTCTCCAAATTATTAATAATGGACTGGGCATTTTTACAACCTTGGGTCGCACTCGTGGCATCCAGGTGAAATATGGTCGCGAGTTCTTTTGCCGTTCGCGGGTAATTATTAATCCTACATGATATGTAGATAGATGCCGCAATTAGTCCGTCTTTATTATCACCCCTAAATGTTTGCTCATATTCGGATATCTTTTTATGATACCGGATGGCGTCATCTATAATCAGTTTTGGGATGCCCGCATTCTGTGCCATGATTGTGATTCGCTGGAATTCTTCATATTGCGACTTTTCCTTGTAAGGCATGGATTGCCATTCGGTATATCGTCGAATCTTTCGCATTTCATATGTGGACGGACCAAGGCACAGAACTTTACAGCCGAATGACGACTCCTGTAAATACGGATTAATTGGCATTCCGCAGCGGGTTGGGTCTGAGTTTTGATTGTCGTCGGCGCCATAATAACGCCATTCAGCGGACTGGTCTAAAATGTCTTTGTAAATAATGCCGCATTTGTTATTTGTACAGGTCAAGAACCCTTCGTCGGAGAAGGCCAATGAGCTCTGACATTGGTCGCATGCTTCTCGGTCGCGAATCGTTCTATAAAGACACTCCAATGGGTCCTTTTGTTTGTCGGGATTCACTACCTCAGTTTCAAAAACATTCCACAATTTGGCTTTGTCGATATTAGGGTCCTTTTTCTTTTTACTTCTTTCATTAGTACTTTTGTCACTATAGGTTTTATCGCTATAGGTTTTGTCGCTACAACTTTTATCATTGGTATAAGATTTTTCATCATTTTTATTCATATTTATTCTTATTAAACAAGATAATTTACTGTTTTTAATTCAATTTTATTTAGATTTTATTTTATAAAAGTATTATTATATGGGTAATCAGTTTTCTACAACAGGACAATCAGAACAAAAAGAAGAAACAGGAGAATCAGGAGAATTTGATATTACTAAACCAACCAGCTCATATGAAATAATTGATTATATAGCAACCTATTATATTTTAACAGCAGACTATGTTAGTTTAACTAAATTATATGACAAGGAATACTGTGATAAACTGGTTGTTTTAACATCTGACATTATTGAGCGATATTTTACCGACCTAGAGATTACATATTTAGCACAAAGAACAAGAGAAGGTGTCACTGTAAATGAATTGGATAAGGACAAACTTATATTCTTTCAAAAGGAAGCATTGGATAAATTGGACATTAAAAATGCTTTAAAAAAAAAGCGTGTGTGTCAGGGTATTGCCAAGTTTTATGTTAAAATAGCCCATGTATTTGCTGCGATTGTTAGAACTGTAAATCCTGTATATGTTTATAAAGATAATGAAGGGAATAACGTAAGGGCCAATTTATATGAAAAACATACCATACCACAAGATGTGCCTAGACAGATGTATAAAATGAACATATGTGAAATGCGCATCAATGCTCTAAGAGGTAAGAATGATTATACAAAAACGGGTTCCGATGACCCAATTACAATAAGTCCAGATTTTTGCTCTATGAATATAAATGACAGTGGTGAAGTAAAAAATCTTATGGAAGAACCAGGTATCCCTGAATTGGAACATTTATATTACGACGATGGTTACAATTATGAAACCGGCAAATTCGAAAAAATGTCTGAAAAAGCCGCAGACCAATATACAAGCGACCTCAAGTTGTTTTATGAGAATTTTACTGGAAACACAAATATGGACGAAACCATTACAAAATTCAAGGATATTAAACTTCGGGATTTTGGTAAGACGGAATTATGTAATGAAAATATTCCTAAATTAAATGGGACAATGGCAGACGAATTATTTGCTAAATATGCTGACAATTTAAGACAAATGGTCGACAATGCCAATAAAAATCAGGATAAACTAACAGACATTATCAATAAACTATTTTCACATACCAAGGACCCACAAACACAGAAGAAGGTTGTGCGAGTTAGTCCTGAATTAACAGAAGATGAATTACAGAAAGTAGTGGTCGAGGCAAGAGAATTAATAATTCAGTTGTATTTAACATGTGAGCAGGATTTTGAGACAGGTGTCAATATTTATAAGGCAATTGTAGAACAGTTAGGTTTAGATACAATACAAAGACAGACAGAAACATTAGAAAAAGAAATAGAAAAGGAAGGAGAGAAAGAATTAATGGTTAAGAGCGAATCAATAGACGAAGTAAAAAGCGAAGTAATAGACGAAGTAAAAAACGAAGTTGACAAGGAAACAGAATTAATGGTTAAAACCCAGGAAGAGGAAGAAACTCCTTTGTAAAAATTTATATTATTCATTGTAAATAATATAAACTAACCTATTTCAAATATTTTTAAAATTTAAAGTTTAAGCTTGGGCAGCAGCCTTGGCCTTGGAGGCGGCGGCAGAGGCTTGGGCGGCAGCAGCCTTGGCCTGGGCAGCAGCGGCAGCAACAGCCTTGGCAGCACTCTTGGCAGCGCCCTTGGTGGCGGCCTTGGAGGCAGACTTGGAGGCAGAAGCAGCCTTGGAAGCAGCCTTGGAGGCGGCCTTGGAGGCAGAAGCAGCAGCGCCCTTGGCAGCATTAGCAGCCTTGTTGGCAGAAGCAGACTTGGAAGCCTTCATCGAAGCCATCTTTGCCTTCATAGCACTCATTGTCTTTCTCATAGACTTCATCTTCATCATAGCACGTTTGTGGGATTTAGCCATTTTATATACTACTTTGAGAAAAATATTTTTTCTAAATGAGACAAAAATATTTTACTAAATATATTGTTAATAACAACCCTTTAAACCTTTTCTCGATGAAAAGTGACTGTTTTATGCGATTTTTAAAATACGCAATTTGATTTCTACCAAATAGTATCTGTGGAATGCCAATACATTTTATCGCCTTTTTGAATATTATAAATACTCCTAAATAATTCTAACCGAGTTAATGGACAATTCACCCGGTATTTATCCATCGGATGGGGATTTACTTTTAATTGTGCCTTAATTGCCTTGTCGGCAATCTTTTGACGCGCCTGGATGGCAATATAAACGAAAAAGGCTTCAAATGATATCGACTTAATGGGTACAATATCATCATTCTTTTGTTGAAAATCTCTTAAATATTCCTCGCAAATTGCTAAACCTGAAATATCGGCTAAATTCTCACCAGTACTTAATTTTCCATCCATTACAATTCCATCGTATGCCGCAAAAGTCTCATATTGCTTAACTACGTCCTTAACCTTTGCGTTAAATTTACGACGGTCGTCTTTTGTCCACCAATTATGTAAATTACCCTTATAGTCATATTTACTTCCAGTGTCGTCTAAACAATGCGACATTTCATGTCCTAAAGTATATCCAATATGCGCTAAATTGTATTCTATTCCACGCTCATCCAAATCAATAAACGGTTTTTGTAAATATCCTAAAGGTATATAAATGGTGTTCTCGATGGGAGTATAATACGCATTTACAATGTATGCTTGTGAGCCTACCAGTTTAAATTCTTCCCAGTCAATTGTCGGAATATCACCTTTATGTGCTGTACCATCAATTGCTATTAATTTCTTTGTCCTCCACCAAGCAATCTTCTTAATATTCTGATACGCGCCCCTACTGTTGTAATTTAAAATAGGGTCTTCTCTAAGCATTAAAGGGTTACCAACAATAAGCTTAATATTTTCTAACTTAAGTAATGCGTATTTCTTGGTTTCAGGTGACAGCCAAGTATTGCGCTTAATAATTCGCTTAAATACAGTTAACAAATCGGTTGCCAAATGTGAAACATAATCAATATGTTCCTGTTTCTTATTTTTTCGAATGTATTCATTTGTCAAGAATGTATTGAAACACAAGGACATTCCAAACACCGGGTAAATTTCCTCGGGCCAAGGTGTTGCTTGTCCTCGAATAAATTTACCATGAAACTCCCAGTAAATCAATCGCCATTTTTTATGGAAACGCATTATTTGTCGGAAAATGATATACATAAAATAGGTTCTCCACTTGGGTGTCTTCCAAGCACCATCCTTTGTTAAAATCTTCATAATACATTTTAAATAACTTAGGTTGCTACATATGAATGTATCCGGGACCTTTTTATAACCAATTTCGGTAGCGAGCCTAGCCCAGTCAAATCCGTATTTTTCCAAAGCCTCTTCTTTGGTGACAACATTGTAGTATTCCTTGCTTTCATGTTTCACTGAACCGCAACCCATAGCAATTAATAATTCATATTCAACATCCCAAACATCTGTTGCCTTTAATCCGTGTCCCTTTCCAAGACAAGCATCAAACATTTTGCTGATAAATTCCATGTATTTCGATTTAAACACCTTTTTATAATGCTTGGTTTCAGCGTCAGCAGTTTCGTCCTCAACATATATCATGTAATCATATATAGTCAATTGAGGTGGCGAAATATTACTCTTATAAATCTCGGAATGTTTTGAATCTTTTGAAACTGACCATGAGATAGGACATCCCCAAGAAATTGTCTCATTTTGATTAATTTGTGCTAAAAGCCAATAAAGATTATCGTCGGCAATGCCCTTGTCTATTCTATATTTTGTAGTAAATTTCACTTGGTCTTCTGCCTCTTTGTTGTCTAAATAAAGCATCGACTCATATAAATTCTTGATTGCCCTAGATTTGGCACTATCATTTGTCTTTATGTAATCTTTTATAATATCAATCAACTCATAATATACCTTTTCTTGAACGATTCTAAAACTGTCAACTTGTACATAATATTTACTTTTTTGCTCAAGTTCCTTGGTTTTATCGGCAATCCATTGGTAATTGATATATGTATAAAAATCATTTTTGGCAGTATACTTTGAAGGAGTAAATGGCATCTTGAACATCTTGACTAACGTTTTTTCAATATTGGTATTCTCTGTTTTTAAACTATGCTTAAATCTTTTCTCAAAATCTTTTTCAAAACTATCTAAAACATGTGTGGTATTTGTACATACTAACTGTAATTCTTGCTTGGACATTTTACACTTTTTTGTTTTAGATTTTGATTTTGTATGGTGTTTCTTTGTAGTCATATATTATATACAAATAAAATATATACATAGCAAATTAATTATTATAATAGCAAATTAATTATTACCCATCTTGTCTCCTAATTTATTCAGCAAATCTTCACTATAAACCAATTTACCCGACGGTTTATAAGAATTAATTGGCGTATATTTCTTACTATTCTTAATTTGTTCTAAATTAGGATTGCCCTTTGTCGCCACCTCTTGATATTCATTATCATCATCGTCGCCTTTTTCATCTTCAATCTTTTCACCATACTCATTAATATTAACGCCCGTTTTCTTCTTAATTTCAGTCCTAACATAGGTGGGCACCCAATGGTCCCACGAAATAAAAATTGTATTAGGATGAAAATATCGAACTTGAAACCCATTTTTCTGTAAGGTATCCATCACATACGCAATACATGCTCCTTGGTCATATCTAGGAACACCAATAATTATTTCAGGAATTACATACCAGCAAGATCTCTCAGCAGTGCTCTGTTTAGCGGTTGTTTTAATTCGTACATGAATACGGTTAAGGATTTTCTTAAACAATTCTAATTTGTTCACGTCAATTTGTCGTTTTTTCTCATACAATTCGTCAATGTTTATTTTCTCTGAAAAATCAGTAAAATTTTCTAAATCAAAAATATTAGCCATTTACAACAATATAAGAAAATAATTTAGTCCTTTCATTGTATTTGTATTTGTTAGTTACTATCTTAAAAATAAAGTCTATATAGTTAATAATTAATGACAATCAAGCATTTGGTGATTTCAGGGGGGGGTCCAATTGGGTTTTCTTATTTGGGAGCAATTGAATATCTATCGGATAATGGCTTTCTAAATATGGAGAACATTGAAAGTATTTATGCTACATCAATTGGTGCGATTGTATCCGTTATGCTAGCTTTAAAATATGATTGTCCAACTATAAGAAAATATGTAATTGAGAGGCCATGGAAAGATATATTTAAACTATCTGCGAAACAAATAATGGAAACATACACTAACAAAGGTATATATGATATTAAAATAACAGAAAAGACATTCAAGCCGCTATTAGAAGCAAACGATTTGTCAATAAATATAACATTGAAGGAGTTTTATGAATATTCCCAAAAAGATATACATTTTTTTGTCTTTGATTTGAACGCATATAAAACCGTAGAAATAACACATACTGAGTATCCTGATTTGCTATTAATAAAGGCAATTTATATGTCTTGTTCGTTGCCTGGTATTTTTATTCCTACAATTATGGATGACAAATGTTTGATTGATGGCGGACCATTGGCAAATTATCCATTAAACTATTGCTTGCGAGATCACAATAACAAGGAAGAAATCCTTGGTTTTAATTTTGTTTATAAGAATGAGGATGGGACTGAATGTTCGGGAAATAATATAATTAACGAAGAGGCGGATATGCTTGACTATGTTCTCGCATTGTCATTGAACTCGGTTAATTATATTACGACTAGTATTAAATACGATAATATCGAAAACGTAATTGAATGCTGTTCTAGCACTACAAGTCTTACGATTGATAGTATATCGCACACAGTTGGGACCATTGAAGGGCGACAAGAATTGTATGATAAAGGCATAGAATATGCCAAACGTTTCCTTCAAGCAAAAGAGAAGCGTGTTGATTGTGATAGTTGTTATGATTTTATTTATTGTATATAATATAAAAAAGAGGAAAAGTTTTACACCTTTGCGCTATACGCATGGTAACTGTCAATTTTAAAGCACTGTGTTTAGAAACTGGGTTAAGGTATCTTCGGTGGGTTTCGCGTCATAATCAATGACCTGGTTGTCCTTAACCAATTTAATTGTAGGATATCCTTCTACCTTATATTTGTCAAGCATTTCATCGGTTTCAGCAGACTCCTTAGTACAGTTATACTCAGTAAAATGGACTATATATCCATTAATGGGTTTGCCATCATATTTATCCTTGACCTTGTTCCATTCAGGCTTTGCCTTTACACAATGAGGGCACCAGTCAGCGAAGAAAAAAAAGATTTCACATGATTTTTTTGGTGTCTCCTCTTTGGGCACATTTTCTCGGTTCGCATGAAAAGCCTCAACTGATTTTCCACGATTTATAAATAAATAGACTAGTCCAGCAACAAATAATATGGCAAGACCTATCATTATGATATGTTTTGTTTCTAGTGGTTTGTTGCCTAATACGCCATTAAAGCTGCTAAATTTAGGAAGCATATTTGAAATTTTATCAGTTAAATCAGACATTATATATATTAAAGTAGAATAAATTAGAATATATTTTAAACGAATATAAAGTTAAAATGGTATTTTATTTTATATAAACTAACCATAATGATTATGAGAGACGCAAATGGAAATTTACACGTGATTAATCGACCCGATTGTAAAAATGATAAGGTATATTACCAAAAACTGTTTAGTATTCGAGAAAGCTATGTTCCTAAATTCAAGACAGTTGTTCCTAAAATTACAAATAAAGTAAACTAATAACCTAAAATAAAATTTGTATAAAGAGCAAAAACAAGCATAAAGTAAAAATATAACTACATGCGATATTTGACTTCACAGGGCTCCAGTTAAGCTCCAAAAATGATATATTAAAATTATTGGCAAATTGGTTTGTCTGTTGTATGGTATAAAACATGATATAGGCTAACAAACATAGAACAATTGCTTTTCCAAATACATATGAAATAAAATATTGATTTAATGGAGATATTATAAATATAATAATAAGTAATGATGAAACTGCTAGATATAAACAAATATTTTGAGTAGATTTAGCATATTGTATTACTAAATTGGGTTTCTCTGTTTGTATTTGTTGGGGGTCTTGTGTATCCATTAAAATATTATGATATTTTTTTATAATAATATATTTTCTATATATACAATAAGATACACAATACAAATGACTAAAACGCGTAAGAATAGACCGGGTACTAAATCAAAAACAAAGGCAAAGGCAAAAACACGGTCTAAGCGAGTGTTTAAAAAGAATGATTTTTACTCTGGAGATGGCATGGTAACCAAAATTTGGGGGCCTGTTGCATGGACATTGCTACATACAATATCATTTAATTATCCAGTGAACCCTACTGTAGAACAAAAGCATCAATATCGGGATTTTATTTTGTCGTTACAAGACGTATTACCGTGTGGTACATGTAGAAAAAACCTTAAAACTAATTTCAAACAATTGCCTTTAAATATGTGTCATATGGAAAGTCGTGACACGTTTTCGCGTTATATTTATAATTTACATGAGTTGGTAAATCGGATGCTCAAGAAGAAATCGGGTCTAACATATTGCGATGTTAGAGAACGTTATGAGCATTTTAGGTCAAGATGCACACACGATAAACCAAAATTATATCCGAATTTTGTAAAGATTGATGAAGAACATAAAGAAACAGAAACAAATAAAAGCTCTTCGGAAAAAGGGTGCGTCGAACCTCTTTACGGAAAGAAATCCAAATGTATTATTAAAATCGTGCCTCAAGAACAAAAAGGGCAGGCGATGCAAATTGACAAAAAATGTATAAAGACTCGAAAACGTAACGAATAAAGGTAATAATATATAGAATATGTGAACTATATATTATTTGGCTCTTAACCATTATTTCATATACATGAACCTTCTTAAAAGAGTGTTTGGCTCTTAACCATTAATTAATATACCTGAACTTTCTTTAAAGAGTGTTTGGCTCCACCTTTTCAAAGGTGGAATTACATTCCAAAACTACTAAAGTCCGACAAAACGGGTACTGGCATGTAATTCGCATTAAATGAGTTATAATTTGGCACCTTCTTACAATCAAATGCCGGCTCAGGGCAGCGAGCGCAAGGAGGGCAAGGTGGGCATTTAGTTGTATCTGATGATGACCCTGATGACCATGATGAACCGGATGAACCTGATGAACCTGATGATGACCCTGATGACGAATTAGAACTGATAATCGGGTCAGGGCATTTAGGGCATACTGGCGGAACCACTTGTGACTTCAAGATATACAGGTCTTCTTGTCCAGCAGGAATTTGACTGGCTGGGATACCAGTAGGAAGCGAATTGTAGTAAGCAGAAGAATCATATGTATTAGTCGTTCCAACAGTGGTGTTACCATTTGGACCTGTCGCGGCATATGCGGTGTTTCCATTTGAACCTGATACAGTGGTGACAGATGATGACCCATTTGAAGCCGAATACATTGTCGGATCCTGACTACTCGAACCATAAATATTTGTAGGCGAATATGTGACAGAAGAACCATCAGGCTTCTTGATAAGTATTATTGTATTTCCATTATTATCAGTTGCAATTGTAGCTGTGCCTCCATTTGGTCCCTTGTATGTCTTTACAGATGCCGATGTATTCGTGTCAATATAATAAATATTTGTCGTGCCATTTGCGTTTGTAATTATGATTTTACCTTGACCATCCACGTCAATAACCTTAGCGGTAGAACCATTGGGGCCATAGTATGTAGTGGGTTGAGATGAACCGCTATAATGGTTGTAATTGTCATAATTAGAAGAAGAAGGTGTCGACGAAGATGTAGATGTTGTCATTGTCGTGTCTCCATTGCTATCACTAATCGTCAACTGACCATCAGAACTAAATGTAGCAGTATATCCAGCGGGTCCAGTATAAGTTGTTTCCGATGTATTTTTTGTCAATGTGACTACATTTCCGTTATTTGTAAATACAATACTAGTATCTGTAACAATAGCATTCGCACCATTAGGACCGGAATAAGTGCCATTAATATTTTGACTGGTAAATCCTTCTCTTTTTGCTGAACAGTTGCTACCTCCTAAAAAAGAACATAAAACTAATGCCAATAGTAAAATAACAAAAAGTAATAATATTTCTCCGTTCATTGTATAATTTATATTGTGAAAAAAGTTGTGTAAAAATTGAATTATTATTTAATTGTTTCTGAATTATAATATAAATTAAATACAAGAAAAATGTCTGACTGGATTAGCGCTACGATTATTGAGGATGATGATTTAGACCATAAGGGTTTAGATTTAGAACAGAAGATAAAGGATCTAGAACAAAAGGTAAAGGAATTAGAATCAAACCAAGCTAAAATTAAGAAACCTAGAAAATATACTAAAAAGCCTAAGGATATTGTAAAGGATGATACAAAGGATGATATAAAGGATGTTCCTAATCCAAATACAGAACCAGTTGTAAATGTAATACCCGAATGCTTGTTAAAGAAATTCTATCATTCGGAACTCAATATAATGGAAGTTGGTTGCGATGAAGCCGGGCGTGGACCAATGTTTGGTCGAGTATATAGTGGCGCCGTTGTTTTACCTAAAGACGACAGTTTCGACCATTTTAAAATGAAGGACAGCAAAAAATTCACATCCAAGAATCCCAAAAAAATCCAAGAGGTTGCCGATTATATCAAAGAGCATGCGCTAGCTTGGGCTGTCGAATATGAAGACGAGCGGGTTATTGATGATATTAATATATTACAGGCTACACAGTCGGCAATGCATAAGGCAATACGGAGCGTAATACGTAAACTAAATGTTTTAAATTTAGGCCTAGACACAAACAATTTATTCCTGCTTATCGATGGCAACTATTTCAAACCCTTAACCATATTTAATAAGCATAACAATCGCATTGAAAACGCTAAATATGAGACGGTAGAAGGGGGTGATAATAAATACACGGCAATCGCAGCGGCATCTATTTTGGCAAAGGTGGAGCGCGATAAATACATTGACGAGCTTTGTGTTCAAAATCCCGAATTAAGTGAGAGATATGGCATTGATTCAAACAAGGGATATGGGTCCAAACGCCATATGGACGGAATTAAACAATACGGCATTACAAAGTGGCACCGTCGCTCCTTTGGAATTTGTAAGTCATTTTCTTAGATTATTGTTTAAAAAATTGATTTATAATTATATTTATTTATTTTTTTATATAATTATACTAACATACTAATATACTAATATACTATAATATACAGTAAAAATGGTGAAAATAATGGTATTTGATACGGAAACTACTGGGCTACCCGAGAAGACTCATTCGACATTTAATACTCAAAAAGCACATGAGCGCAGTTTATTAAGCATGAGTGAATTCAAAAGGAAGGGCAATTTATGGTCTACTGTAATAGACAAATATCCACATATTATCCAAATGGCTTATATTTTATATGATACTGAAAATCCAGGCAAGAGCAAAATATATAATAAACATATTAATATTCCGGAGACAACTGAAATATCAGCCGAAAGTCAAAAAATTCACGGAATATCACATGCTAAACTCAAGTCAATGGATGCTGTAAACAAAGCATATATTGAAGATACATTGGCGGAATTTATGGAGGATTTTAAAGAGGCGGATGTTATTGTTGGACACAATGTGGATTTTGACAGACGCATGGTTATTGCCGAAATACTCAGGTCGGCAGACAAAAACATAGAGCATGTCATGGAACTAATGAAAGACGAGAATTTTGAATGTACGCAGGAAATTACAACACCAATCTGTAATTTGAAATCGCAATATGAATACATAGACCCTAAAACCAAGATACCTAAATACATTTATAAAATTAAACCCACGAAGCTGATTGAGGCGTATCGGCATTACTTTGGATATACTCCGGATGGTCAACACATGCATGACGCAATATATGATGTTGTTGTGTGTTTGCGTGTATATTGTATGTCGTTTCCAGCTGGAGAGGCGTTTGATGTATGTAATCACAATGAGAAAATACGAGATTACATACTGAAGGTGTCGCCGCATAATAAGGATACATGTGAAGAAACAAAGAAGTTTATGGAGCTACATCATTCTTTAAAAAATTCTTCTTCAAAACATTCTTTAACAAAAGACCATTCGTCTTCAAGTCATTCTTCAACAAAAGACCATTCGTCTTCAAGTCATTCTTCAACAAAAGACCATTCGTCTTCAAGTCATTCTTCAACAAAAGACCATTCGTCTTCAAGTCATTCTTCAACAAAAGACCATTCGTCTTCTAAAAAATAACTACTAAAGATGTATACCAAATAATAACGCAATTACATAAAGAATTAATAAATCAATAATAAAAATGAATAAAAAATGAAGTCCTTTTCTACGAGCAAAATGAGCAAGCTGATTGTTTGGATGCGTTTTGTTCCATTTACTTTCTAATATTTTTAGTAGTTCATAAGTTATAAAACCTGCTACAAAAATTAACGACGTTCTTAACGCATTTAAAAAAAATACATGGTGATTTATTTTAATTGTCATATATTAATTAAAATAAAATATTTTTATTTAACGTTTTTTCGTATTTCGTTTGTTAGTATTTCGTTTGTTTGTTCTTCTTTTGTTAGTATTTCGTTTGCTTGTTCTTCGTTTGTTTGTTCTTCGTTTACCGCCCGTTCTTATTCCTCTACTTGGGAATGAGAATAGGTCTCTTAAGCGGTCGATTCGGGTCGTGGGTTTTTTCAATTCATAATTATATTTTTTTAGTTCATAAGTGGTTCCACTCGCCGCTTGTTGTGAATAAGGTTGCTGTTGCTGTAATTGTGATTCTTGTGGTTGCTGTAGTTTTGAACCTGCGTTTGCGTTTACGTCTACTGCTGCTGATTTTGCTTCCGATTTGGCTTTTGCTGCTGCTGCTGCGTCTAGTTTTTTCTTATATTCAAACGCGAGGTCGTTATTTTCTTTTATTATTCTTTTTGTTTGTTCCTCGTTGTATCTGTTTATCCTTTCTTTTTGAGCATCGTCATATGCTTTTTTTGCGTCGTTTATTGGGGATGCTTTGTTGTCGTTTTCTATGTTATCTTCTTCTTCTGTTTCATAAGGTATTATATCTTCATCTTCCTCTTCATCTTCCTCTTCATCTAATGTTGGGTTATCATCACGCCAGCTACGATAATCATTATCATCATCCTCATCATATTTTCTGTCTGATGGTTGATAAAGAAATAAGTTTTCATCTTCATCTTTATTAAAGCCATCCGTCGTCCAATAGCTATTTCCTCCCTTTTTACCTCTTATACCCTTGTCTCTTCTACTCTTGGTTCTTTTTTGTGTCTTTCTATTAACCATTATATATTCATCAGATAAAATGTTTTATTATTAATTTATGCTAAAAACAGTTCTAAGAAGAGCACATCTCACATATTTCATCTTCTTCTTGGTGATTTTCATTTGTCTTTTTTGTTTCAGGCTCAATCGTAAATTGTTGTGCTTGATGTTTCGCCTTTCGCCGCAAATAATAAATGCCCGTTTTCAACCCCTTTTCCCACGCATAGAAATGCATCGACGTCATTTTATTATACACCGGATCTTCCATCCATAAATTCATACTCTGACTTTGACACACATAAACTCCTCGATCTGCCGCCATATCAATCACATGCTTCATGGGTATTTCCCATACAATCTTATATTTGTTACGAATATGCTCAGGTAAAAAACTGAGCTGTTGAACCGACCCCTTATTAGCAATAATATTGTTTTTGATTTCTTCATTCCATAGTCCCATTTTAATCAAATCCTTCATTAAATATTTATTTGGCAAGACAAACTCACCTGCCATTGTTCGGCGACTATAAATATTACTAGTAATCGGTTCGAAACACTCATTGTAGCCTAAAATCTGCGACGTTGATGCGGTCGGCATGGGTGCGACTAATAATGAATTCCTTAGACCATTGGATTTTATACTGGTTTTCAAGGCAGCCCAATCGTATCCCAGTGTTTGCGAATGACCTAAAAAGTTGTGCCACATATCGAACTGGAGAATACCTTGTGACGCAGGTGACCCAACAAAGCTACTATAGGAGCCTTTTAAATCCGCTGGCAATTTTGTTAGTTCATCTTCGGTAAAAACTAAATTGGAATTAATATTTGGATTGGTTTTACGTTCAATCGCGAGTTCATTGCTTCTCGTTAGTGCTCCATAATAAATGGTCTCGAAAATATCCTTATTTAGTTGCCTTGCCTCTTCCGAGTGAAACGGAATGTCCATCAAAATAAACGCATCCGCCAATCCTTGGACGCCAATTCCAATCGGTCTGTGTTTGAAATTGCTGACCCTGGTCTTTTCCGTTGGATAAAAATTAATATCAATTACTTTGTTCAGATTGTTAGTTACTACCTTTGTCACTTCTAGTAATTTTGTAAAATCAAATTGCTTGGTTGTTTCATTGACGTATGCTGGCAGCGCAATTGACGCCAAGTTACAAACTGCTGTCTCTTTATCGTCTGAGTACTGTTGTATTTCACAACATAAATTTGAGCTCTTAATTGTTCCCAGATTTTTCTGATTGGACTTTTTATTGGCAGCATCTTTATAGAGCAAATAAGGTGTGCCTGTTTCCATCTGTGCGTCCAAAATCTGAAACCATAGGTCGCGTGCCGAAACTGTTTTCCTCACCCTTCCTTCTGTCTCATATTTTTTATATAATTGTTTGAAATCATCTCCATAAACGTCGCTTAGACCAGGACACTCATGAGGACACAATAACGACCATTTGCCGTTTTCTTTGACACGCTCCATGAATAAATCGGGGATCCAAAGGGCATAAAATAGGTCTCTTGCCTTGAGCTCTTCGTCGCCATGATTTTTTTTAAGTTCCAAGAAATCGGAAATATCTGCGTGCCAAGGCTCCAAATAAATAGCAAACGACCCGTTTCTTTTTCCACCGCCCTGGTCAATATACCTAGCAGTATTATTAAAAACTCGCAACATAGGGACAAGACCATTTGAAGTGCCATTAGTGCCTTGTATATGGGTTCCTTTTGCTCTTACATTATGGATATGTAATCCAATTCCTCCAGCATATTTTGATATTTGAGCACAATCATGCAAAGTGTTGTAAATTCCATCTAAACTGTCTTCTTCCATTGCGATTAAATAGCAACTGGATAATTGTGCTCTTGGTGTGCCTGCGTTAAAAAGTGTAGGAGTCGCATGTGTAAAATATTTCTGAGACATTAGGTCATATGTCTCCTTTACGAGTCTAAGTGTCTCTTTCGGATTTTCTGTTTTCGAGTTACCATGAATGCCAATCGCAACACGCATCCACATATGTTGCGGTCTCTCTATGACTGCGGTTCCGACTCGTATCAAATAAGTTCTTTCAAGTGTTTTAAATCCAAAATAGTCTATTAAATAGTCACGGTCATAATCAATCATATCTTCAATTTCTTGAAGATAATCACTCGTGAATTCAAACAATTTATCTGATAATAGTGGCATTTTTTTACCATGAACGTCCTTAAAATTGTAAAGGATATTTACAACGTTTGAAAACGATTGTTCAGTATTTTTCTGATGATTAGAGACGACAATTCGAGACGCAAGTGTGCCATAGTCGGGGTTCAATGTAGACATTGATGCGCACTGCTCGGCTAACAATTCGTCTATTTTGGTAGTGGAAATTGTGTCAAATAATTGGTCGATAATTTTAATTACGAGCTGCTGATAATTAATTTGGATACCCACTTCTTGACCTAGCTTCTTTACCCTAGATAAAATCTTATCGAATGCGACTTCTTCTAACTCACCGTTTCGTTTAGTCACGCGCATATCAGCTGAGCTTGACCCTGTTTTTTCGGTGACAATTGGTTTATTCATAATTATATTTATAAATATAATTATCGTTTTAAGTTTTTTATTGGTTTTATTATATTCGCATTTTATTATATTCGCATTTTATTATATTCGCATTTAAAAAAAAATATAAATAAATAAATATTAATTTATTATTATATATAAAATGTCAAAAATGCAAACAATCCTATTTTTATTCGCAATCTTAGCTTTGGGACTATTTTTTGCTCCAATGATTAAGATTGAAGGCTTCTCAACGAACAAACAAGATTTAGAAACACCTGGGATATATCCAGTATCCGTTGACAAACCAATATTAGACAGTTTTCCCTTAACCGGCAACAAAGATGTCTCTGAAAAGAACTATAGCGATATTTGGAAAGAATATCCTGAATTCTCAAAGAGTTCATATGACCAAACTACAAACAATTTGCGCTACGTAAAAAATCCGGATAATGGCACTTGTATACGAGCTGATATGTGTAATGCCTTGTATAAAAATAAAGAAGCTAAGTCCAATATTATTACACCAATGCCTCCGGCGGAAGAGGGTGCGGGTGCGCGCGTTGGATATTACCGTTCTGAACCAAATATGTTAGCATTTTCGATTCCTGACAATGAGAACATATTGTATTAATTTGTTTGTCTAGTTTATACATTATCTATTTTAACAATACTATTAAATTTAAGTAAACATTTTGACTGTTGCTGTTTTTGCTGATTCTGCGATTGCTGTAACATGTCAAACGCATTATTCTTTGTTTTACGATTTGGTGCCCTGTGCTCAAATCCTGAAACACGTTCTGCCACTACCGTGTCCCAAAGCGCCTTCAGTTCGGCGATATTGTCTTCAAACCACTGCCTATTTCGGCAAACCAAGACACAGCTCATTTGGTCCAATTTCCAATAAATAAATTTGATATACGTGTAATTGTATTTATCGGATTGATACATATCCAGCATTTGGTCCTCCCATTCTAATATGTCATCCGGATGTATAATATTCATTGGCTTATATACATAATGCGGTTTTCCTTCTTTGGTATGAAAATAAATGATAATCCCCTTGTGTTTCATATCTTTTGACAAGCACAGATTGACAAATTCTAGACCATCGTCGTCTTCATAAATCTCATCCGGATTTACGTCTTCTTTAAACGCGGATTGGTCTGCGTATTCTGTAAATCGAGTCTCCAAGAAGTCGCACTCATCTAGGTCACAGACCTTCATTTGTAGCTGTGTTTGTATCCAATACTCCTTCTTTGGAATCCCATCGATTTCTCTATTCACAATATTCTTGATTTCCAACATGCGACCATAACGCTCCGAATGAATGTCTGTATTGATTCCATCGGGCGAAGCACCTAGAAACGAATATTCGTCGTCCTGGATACAGCCAAAGTCCTCTACTTTAGTATTATATTCGTATTCATATACTTTCACTGATAGCGGCTCATATTTTTGCCCCCAGTGAAGCGACGAATTCACATTCACCATTTTCACTTCTTCTACAAAATCACTGTCTAATGTATTAGAATTAGTAGTGGTTAAGGGCTGGCATTTTTCATAGATTAACTGGTTCTTGGTTGCCTGACTGTCAAATGCTTTATATGCGTTACTTGCGGTTATTAAATTGTGGCGGAACTTATACCATTCAGGAGTTCGTTGTGCTGGCTGAGGTTTGCCTCTTAAGACGGTCAATTGTGCTCCAATATAGTCGTAGTCGGGCTCAAATAGAATGCGCGCGTCTTCATATGAGCGTATTGGCATAAAGTCTTTGAAGAAATCACATGTGGCTTCTAATATGATATCATCCAGTTCTTCTTCCGCGTCATCATTGAAGAAGATGTCGTCTTCAAATTGCGCATACATAAGCTCATTAATATTGTCTTCAAAAATGTCGTCAAAATCGGGTTCAGTAATTAGCTTTGGATTTTTATTTATAAATTCTTCCATTAAATACAGACATGTGTTATATAGGTCCAGTGCATCGTCTTCACTAAAGAACTTGGCATCTTCATCTGCTTTAATTTCGTCGATAATATTATCGAGTTCTTGTAATGCGTTTGTAAATACTGTGTTATTCATTTTATCTGTTTATCTTTATAATATTTGGAAGTTGTTTTTATACTTTTATTATTTGATTGTGTTATATATTTTATTACAAGTGTGATTTATAAAGTTCAATTTTATATGACAATTATATGTAAGAATTGAATATAAAATATTTATATTTATTATATATAGCCACAAATAAGATATGAAAAGTTTAAGAAGAAGACACAAGAACAAGAACAATAAGACAATCAAGACAATCAAGACAATCAAGACAAATCATTATAGGCATCGGTCTAACAAAGATATTAATGCCATTATTGATATTAATGCGATTAAACATAATGTTAATTTTTTAAAACAAAAAACAGGAACAGATATTATGCCTGTGTTAAAAGCAGATGCGTATGGTCATGGATTTATTGAAATGGCAAAAATATTGAGAGGAATTGGCATAAAATATATTGGCGTAGCTACTTTAGATGAAGCCATTACGCTTCGAAAAAATGGGGACAAAGGACGTATTTTAGCATGGCTGTATGATATTGATGGAATCGAATTAATTAATGCGTTTAATATGAATATTGATATTGCGATATGTGATGAAAAAACAATACCAAAATTTATTAAATTGATACCAAAAAATAAAAAAATAAAGGTGACAATGTTTGTTGATACTGGTATAAATCGAGCAGGCATTCCATACGATAATGCGTTACAGGCGTTTAAAGATGTTAGTGCATGCGATAAAATAGAATTAGTTGGTATGATGTCTCATTTAGTTTGTTCTGGTATTAAAAATAGTCCAATTGTAAATGAACAATTGCGAAAATTTAGAGAATTACGGCAGGAATTAGATGAAATAGGAATAAAGCCACCATTAGTTCATATCGCAAATACAGGTGCGTGTTTGAATTATGATGTATCCGATTTTACATTATGTAGAGCCGGTTCAGGAATATATGGAATAACAGCAGACTTCATACCAAGTAAAGAGTTACAATTGCCAATGTCAATTAAGTCATATATTATTCAAATTAAGGAAGTCGGAAAGGGGGAAGGAATTGGATACGATTGGAGATATATTACTCCTCGTAAAATGAAAATATGTATTATACCAATTGGATATGCCGATATTATTCCTAGAAACACATCACTTAAATTGCACGTTTATATAAATGGAACAAAACGAAAAGTGCTAGGAACCATTAGTATGGACCAAATTGTAGTGGAAGCAAAAGAAAATGATAAAATAAATGATGAAATATTTGTATTTGGTAATGGTAAAAACTGCCCCCAAACTGTTTATGATATAAGTAAACTAGCTAAAACAATACCGATAGAAATTTTATGTAATGCTGGTTATCGCGTGAATCGAATATATGAATAGATAGATATACACTTTATTCCGGTTCCGAATCATCATCTTCGTTTACAACATTCTTAGCAGTGCCCTTCTTCTTTGGCGCCAAACTTCTCGTGGTTGAGATGCGTTTATCCATATTTTTCAATGTAAAATGAATGGTCGGCTTATTGAAATGGAGTGCCGGCACCTCTTTGATTTCACCAGTATCCTTATCATATACCACATCTTTTACACGTTGTAACCTTTTCTTATCCAAACAGTCTTTGAAAAATGCGACTAATTTGCTGTATTCACCATCAGACAAGCTTTGTTCGGACCTATATTTCTCTGCGAAAGCAAGTAATTTCTTGGTTTTCACGGTTTTATCTAGTTTAGACCATGGTTCATTGGCATTATTATTTTTTTCATTTTCCAAGAATTTATCCAAGCTCGACAGATTTGTAGCGGATTTATTAGTAGTAGTAGCAACAACAGTAGCAGTAGCAGTAGCAGTAGCAGTAGCAGTAGCAGTAGCAGTAGCAGTAGTATCTTGTTCTATAGTATTCATTATGTTTGTATTTATATATTACTATGTCGAGATAAGTTTAACTCGTTTTAAAACATTATATAATGTTTATTGTCTATATTGTTTTCGGTTATATTAATCCTTTTTTATCCACCTAATACTATGGAGACAGACCAAACTACAGATACAAATCAAAATCAAAATGTAAAAAGAATATCATTAAATATACCTTTATTAGAAGAATCCTTGTTAGATACTGATGAAAATACATCCAAAAAACGAATCATACTAACAAATTCTGATAAAAATACCAATATAAAAAACATCCAAAAAAAGGAAAAAGAGAAGAAAATGCGTGTAGAAACAAATACATGGGGGCTTGATAATGAAGACCTGGCATTTGAAACACAATTGGAATTATTGAGACAAATTAGTCAGTCTTTTTATAAAACAAAGGAAAACAATCCTATAAAGGATACAAATGATATTAATAAAGAAAGACAAATGATTGTTAGTCATATTAAAACCAAATTATCTAGCTACAAACAGCAGGACATTTTGAAAAAGAAGTTTTCAACACAAGATTTTGTTAGTTACAGTGATGTTATAACCTTACTTACTGAATCAAATATGAAATGCTATTACTGTAGCTGTGAAACATATTTGCTTTACGAAATTGTCAGAGAAATGAAACAATGGTCCTTAGACAGAATTAACAATGATATTGGTCATAATAAAAACAACCTTGTTATTTGTTGTTTAGAATGCAATCTAAAAAGACGACGAACTAACAAAGATGCGTTTTTCTTTACCAAAAATTTGAAAATTCAGAAAATGGATTAACAATTTTTAAATAAGTAGAGAACGTTCAATAATTCATTATTTAAAGTAATTATACATATATAATGAATTTTTGGAAATGGAGTAATGGTGAAACCTATTATCAAAGTCCTAGAAAATATAGGGAAAAGGAAACAGAAACTACAATAAATCATAATATGAATTATGATTCATCTATAAATGCGATTGAGCAATCTTTAGCAGAGCCTAGTGATATAGTTCCCAATCACATACTTTCTAAACGTGAAACACTCGATACCAAAATGTCCGACAGAGAACTGATTAGCCAGCGCGGTGTAAATCCATTTTCTGCGCAGACAAGTTATGTAAATGATGTAGTAACGCGTGATATGTTTTTGAAACCAATTAATACTACACAAGGGCGCACAAAAAATCAGAATAAAGGCGAAGATGAATAGTTGCGTCTCTTAACCAGCAACTGGCTCTTAACCAGCAACTGGCTCTTAACCAGCAACATTGGCTCTTAACCAATGTTTGGCTCTACCTTCATAACTTCGTGAAAAAGTGGAATTAGATAGCCTTCATGCACATACTATGGAGCAATCTGTTGACTAAGTAAGCCAAGAAAGAGTTAAGCAATACAAAGAATGTATGCATAAGGAAACTCATATTAATCTTATTAACATGCATTAACATGTAGGTAACAGTTGAAATCAGAGTTAAGACAAAGGCAATGCCAAAGAAGACTGACAAGGCATAAAAATAGACGCAATATTCTTCACCCAGAGGGCCAAAATAGGTGTTCATGAAACTATCCATATTAGTATAATAATCTTAGATTTTTATTTTTTTGGTCTTGTTTATTGTTTTATTAATGTTGCTAAATATCTATTTTTCTTTTTTTCATAATAAAAAGAAAAGGGAAAAAGAAAAGGGAAAAAGAAAATGTTACAAAAACGACTTAAATACATTTCTTAAAAACTTAAATAATGACTACAAATAGTTCCTATATAACGCAGAATGACTTATTGCTAAAAAATCTATTGGTGTTTTACAATACCGATGAAAATGACAATTTGGATAACATGCTTCGCATTATTACTGGTGATTCAAAAATATCACTCCGTATTGTCGACTGGTTTGCTACTAATTATGCCAAGAAATTTTACACATTGTATACGATTGACCAAACTATCGATAATGTAGCACGCCGATTCAAGGTTTACGACGATTATAAACTGAAACTGAAAGCATATAGCAAGCGACGATTTGACCCATTTTGTCGCTGGGACCGCATAAGTATCCCGTATAAGAATGGCTCTTTTATCGAGACGACAATCGGGCAACTTAACTTTTTTAAGTGGGCATTGGAGAACAAGGTGGTTGATTATATTGGCGAGAATTATGACACGATAGAGAAGGACATGAATAGCCGCAATAGCACGTCAAAGCGTAAGGAACAAATTGATAATTCCAAGACGCGCAAGAAGCGCGAAGAGTTGTCGATTTCGGCGACCAAGAGTATCAAGAAGGAGAAGGTAGAGATTGTGGTTCAGTTCAACTAATTCCACCTTTCATAACTTCGTTATAAAGGTGGAGCCAAAGAGTGGAGAATTTATATTTATGTTACTGATAAAATTTGGCTCCACCTTTTTCACGAAGTTATGAAAGGTGGAAAAATTGTTTTATAAAAATTTCATATTAAAAATAAGCATTTATACATTATTAGAAATCATAATTTATAAATGGGAAATACACAATCGATGCGGAAAATTAATTTTGAAGACATGCAAACGGTTACGAAAAACCCCGAAATATATTTGTTAATCAATACGTTGCCCATCGGCGACCATCAAAGCTGTCTAATTCACGGCACTGTTAGTTCTACTCAGGAGGAATCTGCCATCAATAAATATCTTAAAGAAAACAAGGGTGTTAAAATCATCGTATATGGGAAAAATTGTAATGATGACAATGTTCAGAAAAAATATCAGCAATTGTTGTCGCTCGGGTTTTACAATGTGTATGCGTATAGTGGTGGCCTCTTTGAGTGGCTGATGCTTCAAGACATATATGGTAAAGATTTGTTTCCGACTACAAAAATAGAAAAAGACATACTTAAATTTAAGGCTTGTTCGATACTGAATATATCACTTTTAGAAAATTAAATATCCGGGAATATCAACGAGCTTATTATAGACTTACCCCTTTTAGCAATTGGTTTTTCTTTTTCTACTAGTAACGGACTAAATGATGGATAAATTGATGAACTAGAAGGAAGTAACGGATAAATTGATGAACTAGAAGGTAACGGAGGCAGTTGTAATTCATTACAATCTAGCACATCTAGTGCCATATTGGACAAATGGTCGGCGCGTTTATTAAACTCGCGATAAATATGTGTAAACACAATCGTTTCAAACTCTGCCTTCAACCTTTGGACCTCTTGATACAGTTCTTGTAACCCTACATTTTTCACCTTATATATTCCATTGATTTGATTGATTACGAGCTGGCTGTCACCGTAAACGTGTATACATTTGATATCTCTTGTTAAAGCCTCTTGTAGACCCAATATTAACGCACTATATTCTGACTGGTTATTCGTTTTAGTGCCGATGTATTGACATGACGCCCATATTTCTTGACCATTGTGAAATATTACGGCACCTATTCCTGCTGGACCTGGGTTGCCTCTTGACGCTCCGTCAAAGTTCATTGTATATTCGGATTGAGGAAATACCTTGGCATTGTTTGGACTAGAACTTGTATTGGAGCTTGCCTTATATTTTAGCGCCACTGGGATAATAATACTTAGATTTGGTTTTGACATTATATAATGTATATAAATAATATTGTTTTTATTCTTATATTTTATAGTATTTTATATTGTAATATTTATAATTCAATTTTTATAAGAAATTTAATTATAACAGTATTATAAACTAACGAAAATGCTACCTACAAGTTTTCTAGTATTGCTTTTAACCGTTTTTATGTCGTCGACCTCCTTCACTAATTATATATTGGTTAAGGGCGACACAGAATGTCCTGCTGTAACCAGTGTTGGCGACCGTAGATCCAATAAGAACTCTTTGCGTGTTGTCCAATACAACGCCGAATGGCTCTTTGTCGACTACAATAGCAACGCCAAATGCCCTGGAACCGGATGTCCGTGGCAAACTGTGGCAGATGCCGAAACCCATTTATCCTATATTGCCAATGTTGTCAAGGGTCTGAATCCCGACATTATTAATTTCTGTGAAATAGAAGGCTGTGATGAACTGAATATGCTGATAAATGGACTGAATGACACAAGTTATAAGCCCTATTTGAAGCAGGGCACAGATACAAGCACGGGACAAAATGTAGGCATGTTGACGCGAGTGGACCCGCTAACAAGTCTGTATCGCAGCGAAGAGCGTGTTTCGTATCCGGTTCCTGGCTCCAAATGCGGCTACACAGGAGAACCCGGGACGTCCGGCGTCAGTAAACATTACATTACCGAGTTTAATTTAGGGGGACTAAAAACCGCATTCATTGGCGCACATTTCTTAGCGTATCCGACTGACAAGACACGCTGTGCTGAAAGGGAGGCGCAGGCGCAAGTTATACAAAATGTGATTTCTAGTTACATTATTAATGGTTACGAGATTATCTTTTTAGGCGACCTAAACGATTTTGACGCGGAGGTGCCTGACATCAATTCGGATAAACCGATATCGTATACCCTAGATACACTGAAGGGGCTTTTTGGGCAAAAAAAAGGCACATATACTTTAACAAATGCCGCGTCAAAAATGGCGCAATCGGAGCGATATAGTGACTGGTATGACTCGGATTCGAATTGTGCGACGACCTCGCAAAAAGACTATTCTATGATTGACCACGTGCTCATGAGCTCCAAATTGTTTTCTAAGGTGGCCAAGGTATCTATTTATCACGGCTACAACGAATATTGCGGCAAACTGAATTCAGACCATTACCCAGTGGTAGTTGATTTATCTTTCTAATAAAAAGTGTCTAATAAAAACAATACAATTATTATATAATTATTATATATAATAATTAAATGCCTGAGGCTGTCAATATTGTGAAGCGTATGTATGAAAAACGTCAATTTTTACTGCTCGTATTTTCCAACCTGTTGGCGCAATTGGGTATCACATATTACGTAATGAATAAGACGAATAATCCGGACATTAGTATTATGCCGCTATTTGTTGCCCAAATACTAATTATCCTTTTAATTGCGTTTGTTCCGATGCCCGAATTCATGAAATTTATATTGTTTGGCCTTTTTTCATACACATTTGGTCTTTCATTAAGTAGATACAAACAAAAATACAGTCCGGTAGCACTTGACGCGGCAGTTCAAGGCGCAATGTCTGTATTTGGCGTCATGTTGGCGACTGGTGTAGTATTAACGGCAGGGGGTATTCGACTTGGCTACAAATTTGGCGCCTTTTTATTTTGGGCACTCCTGTTACTAATTATTTTCCGTTTAATCTTTGTTCTAGGCGCAAAAATGAGCCAGGCACACAAGTTGCTGTCGTTTACAGGCGTAATATTGTTCGCTATGTATGTAATATATGATACCAATGTCATTTTACAACGGAACTATAATGGCGGGTTCATTTCGGCGTCAATGGATTACTATTTGGATATTCTAAATTTGTATTCTAGTTTGGTCGGGTCTAACAACTAACAATGCCATCCCTTGCTTTTCTTGATTTTAGGAATATATATATATATATATAATATAATGCCACATACATTCCACGTAGGCGACTTAGTTAAGGTAAATTATGTTTTCAATCCTGATGCTTATAGATTTGCCGTTATTTTAGATATAGAACAAGGTGCTAACTATTGCGAAATTGCTTATGATTTAAATAGACCTCCAGGATTCGATCGTACAATTATTGATGTCGCATCCTTACAACCATTCACACCGAAACTGGTTATAGATGGTGTGATTACACAGACTGAATACAATAAAGCAGTTGAATTTCAAAATAGAATGGACGAAAAAAAAGATATTACCGGAACCAGTTCGAGGATTTCTAGAGCTCAAGGTGTTTCTAAAAAAAGACGCCGAGGAAAAAAGTCTAATAAACGAGGAAGAAAGACTAATAAAGGAGGAAGAAAGTCTAGTAAAAGAAGGCGCACAATGAGAAGATAAAACTAAGGTATGAAAAATTTTGGCTTAAATATACCCGCATACAACCGCTACCAATGCGTCCTTTTCATCTCTGACAATTTGAAACGGTTTACCACAGCCATATATCTTATTTCGTAATACATAGAAGTCACACAATTCTTTTGGCGAATGCGGTCCAATTTGTTTGCCCGAAGAAATCAATGTGCCGTGCCTGAAAATACAACAATTCAGCTTTTCGATTACGATTGGGTCTTGGCAATGCGGACAAAAAACAATAATTTCTTTTTCAATGTCTTGTTCTTCTTTTATTGTTGGATTTGGGTTCATTGTATTCATTATAAATATATTCAATTATAAAATATATTTATATACTATTTTACATTATTATGCAATTTGTAAGAAATTCTTGATTGACGCAATCCAGTCATCAACAACCTGACTGTTTTGAAATATATCTAGGTTCCCGTTTAGAACCAATTGTGTTGCCTTTATTCCAGTGCTCTCGTCTAAAAACGCATTGTGATAATCATGGCACGCAGTTAAATATGCGAGTGGAATCACTTCCTCGCCAACGCGCGCTCGTTTATGGATGCGCTCATAGCATTTTGTCGGGTCCGTATTGACGTAAATCACGTCGTTCACTGGGAAGTCCTTGGCAAATTCGTCGAACCAATTCAAATAAATCTGATACATGACGTCTTCGATTTTGCCTTGGTCGTATAACATCTTCGCAAACACAAATTTGTCAGTGTATAAACTGCGCTCGGTGATAATGATGTATTTGTCGTTCTCGTTTTTATCCTTCTCGTTTTTGTCTTGGCTTAAAGATACTTTATTCATAATATCGCGAACCGTCTCTCTCAAAATTGTCAGCCGAGAAATATAAGCCATCATTTGAAATGCGAATGAATACTCCTTCTGATTGGCATAAAACTTTTGGAGCATTGTGTTACCATCATTGTCCTTAATCTTCTCCCATTCGTCCACCGGCTCCCTCAGAAACAATACATTTGAATTCTCCTTAAATATTGTCTTCAACGTTTCCAACAAAGTGGACTTGCCGGAACCAATATTTCCCTCAATAGACACGATCGTAATATGTTCGTTTAAGGCCATTTTAATGTATTTCTTGTTATTATTTATACTGTTATATTTATTTGGTTTTTTTAATTCAATTTAATTTTTGTCTTTTGTCTTTTGTCTTTTGTCTTTTGACATAATATAAAAAAAATTGATTTAGTAAATGGATTTAAAGAGAAATTTATAAATAATAACTACAAACACACATTTAAAATGGACCTCAAACAAGTTAAACTATCTAAATCAGAATGGGAATCAATCGAGATCCCAGTCGCAAATCAAGAAAAGCAAGTGCTCGATTTAATTATCAAGGGCTACAATGACGTGAATATCCGAATTAATAAAACAGATTCTCTCTTTATGTTTCTAAAGATAGAATTCAGCAGTGACATAGAAGACCATCTTTATAATAAATATTTTGCCGACAAAATGAAGGCTCTTGTCAAGAAATACAAACTTGAGTTTATTAAATTCGAAAAGGCCCGAGGTCTAAGTCAAAAGAAACATCATACTTCTTCTAGTAAGGAAAGGGAGAAAGAAAAAGAGGCTGAAAGAGAGAAAATGGAAAACCCGCATTTAGCTGAAAAACAAGCACAACAAGGACAACAAGAACAAGAAAAAGAAGAAGATGAAATTTGCTATGTTGACATTGTATCAAATGTTAAGTTAAAGACCAAGGATGTTATTCGTCTCTCGCGCAGCGACAACATCGACGAAACAGTTAGCAATATATACGAATTTGTATTGTTCAGACACTTCCAAGACATGCTTTCCGAGATGTCATCAAATAATAAACACTGGCTATTCCATTACTATACTCTCAGCAGATTATTGACAAACAATGTAGACAAAGTCAATGCGCACTTAACACGTATAATTGTTGCCGTTATGGACCATTATGAGCGCAAAGAAGTTGTCGACCTTAAATACATTATTGAAAACGCATATGAATTCATCGAGAGAAATAGCAATTTATTAAAATACAGCGATATGTCTTTGTATCAACATCAGAAAGACATCTTCAACGCGATAAAGCGACCTTCTAATAAATTAATATTATATATTGCTCCTACTGGCACGGGCAAAACATTAACACCGCTTGGAATATCGGAAGGACATCGCGTCATATTCGTTTGCGCGGCAAGACACGTTGGTTTAGCATTGGCAAGAAGTGCTATTTCAGCAGGCAAGAAAATTGCCTTTGCGTTTGGCTGTTCCAGTGCCGAAGATATCCGTCTTCACTATTTCGCCGCAGCGGATTATACGATTGATAGACGTTCAGGAGGCATTCGAAAGGTCGACAACTCAAACGGCATTAAGGTAGAAATCATGATTTGCGATATTCGCTCCTATTTACCTGCTATGTTTTATATGTTGGCATTCAATAAAGCCAACGATATTGTTGTTCAATGGGACGAACCTACTATTACTCTCGATTACAGAGACCATGTATTACATTCGGTTATCAAGAAGAACTGGAGTGAAAATCTAATTCCGAATATAATATTGTCATCCGCCACTTTACCAAAGGAACACGAGCTCACGCACACCATTGCGGACTTCCGAGGCAAGTTTACAAACAGGCAAAATGATATTGTCAACATTGTTAGCCACGACTGTAAAAAGTCAATACCTCTTATTGACAACAATGGATATGTTATAATGCCTCACAAATTAAGTGCGAAATATGATGATACAATGATAACGGCTCGTCACTGCGAAGACAATCTGACGCTTTTGCGATACTTTGATTTAAAGGAGGCGGCCGAGTTTTCATTATATGTTGAAAAGTATGACTACGTGAATAGTCCTGCTAAGTTTTACAGAAATTTCGCGAATGTCTCGGATATCAATATGGAAAGCATTAAGTTGTATTATTTGAAGGCATTGAAAAATATTAAACCGGAATCTTGGAACGCAGTGTATACCGCGTTTGGAATGGGAAAAAAAAGACGCATCAGTCCGAATACTACTGTTGACCCGACTGGTAAGAAAATATTAAAAACCAGGAGCGTTGAAAATACGGGTTTCAGCAGTATGGGTGGGTCAGGTCTTAGTAGAATGGCGTCAACAAATGCTACTAGTAGTAATACAGCGAATACAGCGAATACAGCTGAACCAACTGGCAGCTGTGCGATTTACATCACTACCAAGGACGCATATACATTAACCGATGGACCTACTATATTCTTAGCAAACGATGTTCAGAAAATCGCCAAGTTTTGTATACAACAGGCCAACATTCCTGCGAGCGTTATGAAGAGCATTATGGAGAAAATCGAATACAATAATATTATAAATGAAAGAATCTCTTCGATTGAAAGTGACCTGGAATTTGAAGAGGAAAAGCTGAAGAATAGTATTTGTGGAACTAGTGGAGATATAAGAAAAGAGGGCAAAAGCAAGGGCAAAATCGCAGGTGATATTATTGACCGAATGCTTTCAAGTGAAAATAACAATCTTAAACTCAGAAAAATGCGGGAAACATTAGAAGACCTGAAGAACATGATAAAAGGTGCTACTCTAAATGACGTATTTATTCCTAATAAGTTGGCACACTTGGATGTTTGGGCTGAAAATCTGAATACGAAGGGCGCGTTTACCAGCAATATTGACGAGTCCACCATTGCGTCGATTATGTTGTTAAAGGATGTAGATGACAGCTGGAAGGTTTTGCTTCTACTTGGAATAGGTGTGTTTACGGAGCACAAGAGCATTGCTTATACTGAAATCATGAAGAACTTGGCAGACAAGCAGCTCCTCTATTTAATTATTGCGGACAGCGATTACATTTATGGCACGAATTACCAATTCTGTCACGGTTATCTAAGCAAGGACCTGAATATGACACAAGAGAAGATTATTCAAGCTTTAGGGCGTATTGGACGCAATAATATCCAGCAAGAATATAGCGCGCGTTTTAGAGACAATGAGCAAATCAAAACCTTGTTTACTAGTTTCAAGTCGGAGGATAAACCTGAAGTGCTGAATATGAATATATTGTTTAATACGGCGAATGTGAGATGGAACGGGACTGAGTATGAAGAATATGAAGAAGTTTCTAATGAATAAGAGGCTCTAAGTTAGGGTCTAATACACAATTTATATGGTTAATTTTTTTACTTTTGAAAAGAATATTATATATAATATTATATTATATATAATGGGTGATGTGGTCAATAAACTGAAAACAGGTGCTGAAAAAGTGGTTGGATCAGTCGGAGATGTTATGGGTGCGGTCGGAGATATTACATCATCTACCGCAAACACAGCGTCGCAATTAGTTGATGTTACTGGAAAAGGAACAGTTAATGTAACAAGCAAAATATTAAAAACAGCTGATTCAGGACTAGAAATTGTATCTTCAGCAGTAGGAGCTGTTGCGACGACAGCAACAAGAATTGAAAACAGTACAAAAGAAATGGCAAAAAGAAGAGCAGAAATAGAAAGGCAAAAAACTGCTGACCAAGTAGGTAAAACAACTGAAGAAATTGCGAAAATTGAAGCAAGAACAAACCTTGAATTAGACAGAATTCAAAAAGAATATGAGATAGAACAGCAAAAATTAAAATTAGAACAGGAATATAATTTAGACAGGCTGAATTCAGAGCAACGCGAAAAACTATTAAACCAAAGAGATGCTACAAATAAACGACAAAAGGCATATAATTATGGATTTACAAATAATAATCCAAAACCAACTGATACTGGTTTTAAACAATCAATTAATATTTTAAAAAATTTGAGAAGGAATATGTGTTTTTCTTATATACCACAATATTTTGTAACAGATGATGGAAATATTAATAATATTGATTTTCCTCAACCTGAAGAACAGCCAACAGACACGAGGTCGTCAATTATACAAGCTATTAATAAGGATACAAATCAGCCTATACAAATTACATTTCAAGCTCAAGCTCAAAAGGATTGGAGAGGTAACACGATTTACTTACAGCTTCCAGTAATTAAATTTCAAGATTCAGATGGTCAGTCCAAAACATTATTTGGAAAAATGTATTATGACTTAATATGGTTTCCTTGTGGAACAACAATGGGTGGTCGAAGACGTAGAACTAATAAAAGAATAACTAACAAAAGAACTAACAAAAGACGAAGAACTAACAAAAGAAGAACTAATAAAAGAAGAACTAATAAAAGAAGAACTAACAAAAGAAGAACAAATAGAAGAAGTAGAAGACGTTAATTATAAATCAGCCGCCATTTTTTTAATAAGCTCATCGATACCCTTATTAAAATCTGTATCAATCGTCCAGCCTAATTGCTTCACCTTCTCATTGCTAATATAATACCGCTTGTCATTGAACGGTCTATCATCAATATACGTTATCCATTCATCGTATTCCATGTTTCCCTTCACTTTCTCTATTAAAATTTTCGCAATATCTAACACGGTATACTCGTGATGGTCGTCGCTTCCAACATTGTATATTTCTCCAATTTCTCCCTTTTCTAATACCAACTTTAGCGCAGCACAGACGTCATTTACATGTAAAAACGCTCTGACATTCGACCCGTCGCCTTGAATGGTCACTTTTTTGTCCTGCTGTAGCTGTTGAATGAAGCGCGGGATTAGCTTCTCCGGATACTGATTTGGACCATATACGTTATTCCCACGTGTAATAATAATCGGCATCTTGAAGGAATGGTAATACGATTTGGCAATCAATTCTGCCGCCGCTTTGGTCGCCGCATAGGGATTGGTCGGACACAAGATAGAATTCTCGTTTTTCTTTTCCTCGTTTTGGTCGAGCATTGATTCGCCATATACTTCATCGGTTGAGATGTGTATGAAACGAGTAATTTTTCTTTGTTTTCGACAAGCCTCTAACAAAGTATGTGTTCCCTGAACATTATCATGCGTATATTGAAGAGCATCTTCGAATGAATTTTGCACGTGCGATTGTGCCGCAAAATGGATGACCGTATCTATTTGGTAAATATTCAGAATATTCGATATCAGGTCGTAAGAACACAAGTTGCCTTTGACTAAATGATATCGAGACGAATTGCGCACTTCTTCGTCAACATTGGTTTCCGATGCGCAATAATACATTGCGTCTAAATTGACAATCGTAGCCTCCGAATTTTGCCTGAAATAATAGTTTATAAAATTGGAGCCAATAAATCCACATCCACCAGTAACGAGTAATTTCATGATTGTTATATTTTTGTATTATAAATTATTAATTTAGTTATAACTTATAATATTGTTTATTGTCCTGGGTTTTATTAATTGGTCTTTTTATTAATTTATTGTTCCTTTCTTTATTTCATAGACATTCTTAAAAAAACGCTTCGAACAGCATCCTTAATTGGACTGACAGGATTTTTAAAACTTAATGTAGTGTTTGTTAGTTTCATTGTATCTAAACAATTGTTGGACCTTTTCGACGCCAAGATTTGGTTCTGTTCTTCGACCGAAAAGTTCGACCATGTGAACTCCGGGTCTACAATTTCCTTATACATTTCCAATATTTCGTTATGTGAAATGAGTCCTGGGTTTGTTAGATTTACGGTGCCGACTTGCTTGTTTAATGCCATCTCAATTAAAACCGGCAACAATTCGTCTAAAACCGTCATTGAATTTGGAATAGAGCACACCTTTTTATAGGTCGTAATCTTTGTAATGAAATTGCGCGGGCTGCCTTGTTCGTCTGTAATGGGCATCCGAATTCTAGCATTTAGAGTGCTATCCGAATACAACAGTTGCATCAATCTGTCGGTGTATCCCTTCACGATGGAATACGATGAGCCGAAAAAATTGGGCAAATCGGACTCTAAAAAACCAGTTTCCTGGTTGCCATATTTATGTGTTTTCTCGTCATATTCAAAAATACATCCCGTGCCTAAATAGGTAAAGTGAATATTGTTATTTTTGCTTATTTCAGCGAGACCAATTGGACTAAATAGATTGTCATTCATGTTTTCAACTAGTTTGCCTGGCTTCTCTAGGTAGTCAATCGTGCCAATTACTTCATTCTCGTAGACGCCATGCGTGCGGCCAATAAAACTCATAATATGGGTCACATTCTTAATCAAGTCTAATTCCCGTTGTATCATTTTAATATCATCTGCGCGACACAATGATTTGATAACTTTAATATTTGCGTTCTGTAATAATTCTACTACTTTGGAGCCAATCCAGCCATTTCCACCAAATACAAGAACTACGGGTTGAGAATTATCGTGTGTCATTTTATATAAAATAAGAGTTAGTATTTAAATTCTTATTTTATTATTATGTTTTTTAATAGTGTTCTTGTCCTTAGATTAAAGTAGTTTTAATTTGCTTCCGATTTCTTTGAAATAACTGCCGTTATATGATGTGTTTTTTGTTAGTGCTTTTGACAATGTCTTGTCGCTCATTTGTAATTGTTTAATACAATCGTATTTACATATAAATTCCCGAGTTAAATTATTATTGGCGTCATATTGTCCGATGCCGTTTTTATATAGTATTGGGTCTCCGTGTGTTTTAATAAAATTTTGGGTTAAGGTCTTGTCACATTCGTCATATAATTTATAGTAGTATCCCTTCGTTAATGTAAAGTTTTTTACCGGACTATCTAACGCTGATATTGTTTCGTAACCATTAAAATGGGCAGCTGTTTTTCTGTCTAAATATACATTTAATATTTCACTCTTATCAGAACTTAGTTTGGCAATGTAACCTAAACTTTGAACCTTGGTTTGTTTTGTTGGCTTTATGTTATGGATTATATTGGCATCTAGTTCTCTGTCTACAAATACCCATCGGAAACCATTATAAACTGTGTTTTCTAAAACAGCCTTGTTAATACTTGGCCTTTTAATATTATAGTCTTCTTTCATTGCTTCTGAAACACTTTCATATACTTTTATGAGTTCTAATGTCTCCGGATTAATCTTTTGTAAACGTGGTCCAAGCGTGACTAGTGGTTCATTAAATCCGGTCACTACTTTGGTATCCTTAGTATTCAGTTTATTTAATATTTCCTTATTTGCCTTTTCTAGGTTGTCTATTTTACCTGACATTTGCTTAACTATTTGTAATAGTTCTTGTATTAACAAATTATCATTATTTGTGTTTTTCATTTCAAGCATAAGACGGAGTTGTTCATTCTCCAGTTCTATCTTATTCGTATCATTTGTATTAAAATATTTAATATTATTGTTGATAATATCCAATAATGTTTTGTAAGAAAGGTTTTTACCAATTAAAAATAATTCAAGTTCTGTCTCATGTCCTTTTAAATCGGAAACTCGATTACCTCTGATAGTTTCGTGATTGTGTAAAAAACTCTCGAAATCTTTGCTTTTGTTGACGGCAAAGCAATCCAGCAATAAACACTCTTCGTATTTTGATTTATGTTCCTTGTATCTATCTATAACGCCTCTACGGCTTTCTCCTAGCTTTATAATATATTGTTTATTTTCAAACGTTTTGACTTTAATGATATACACAATGGAACCAATTGTGGCATACTCCTTGAGTAGTATTTTCTCTCTTTCTAGAATTTTTTGCTGCTCTAATTTTAATTCATATTCTTTTGCCTTTTGGTCTTCTACTTGTAACAGTTGTTGTTTTAATTCATTACTTTCTTCTTGTAAAATTTCCTGTAAAATTTGTTCTAATTTAATAAAATAATCGTGTATTTCGTCTGCCTTTTTAGTTCCCGCCTTTAAACAAAATTTTTTGAATGTTTCAATGTTTAACATAATAATTTCCTTATTATGCCCTCCTCTTGTATCTTTTTTTGCTCCCGAAGCTTCGGGAGCAATAATTTTATAATTAATATTAATAATAAATTGTTTTTCTAATAAATATTTTGCATGATATTTTTGTTGAAATCCTAACCATTTCCATACATTATCCAAGTCAATAACAAAATCATTTTTGTAATCATGCTTTAAATAACAGTAAAAACTAGCTATAAACATCTGTTGCTCATAATTATTAAAATTATTTTGCACTTTAGTTATTAACTTTGACTGATAATCACCATTTAATTTGGTAATAGGGTTACTTTCAATAAGGTTTACTATGTCTACACTCATTTTATATATTATATAGAGCCTTGTCTGTATATTGTTTTTTGCTTTAATAATTAAAAAGCGTTAAATTAATTATTAAAATATGATATAAATTCTGACACGATACATCGTAACAGTTTGCTTAATTGGAATAAGCTAACCCTCCCATGCCCGACATAATTCTGAGCACGTTGTAGTTGGTGGCATAGACACGGACCTTGGCAGTCTTGGTTCCCTCAACGGTGGCGTTGGAGAGGACAAGCTGTAAAGTGGCGTTATCTATTCTTGAGAAGTTGCACGTGCCGCTGGGTTGGTGTTCCTCAGGGCGGAGGGCAAAGGAATACACGTTGATACCCTCATCAGGGCATCTAGTGTGAGCCTGGTAGGGCTGGACCCACGAGAAGTAGGTTCCTTCACGCTCAGAGAAGCGGTCTTGGCCGTTAAGTTGGAGCTTAGCGGTGACGACGGGGTTCTGTCCCCAGCAGTGGAGGTCCAAAGAGGTCTCGGTCAAAACGAATGTACCAGCATCAGAGACGGTGGAGTTATCGTTGTGGCCTGATGAGAGATCCTTGAGGGCAGCAAGGATAGAGGGGTCAACACCAAGGTCAGGGTTTTGGGGGACGGGGACGCCTCCCATGTTGGCCTGATTGTAGGGGTTTTGGGGACCGTGCCAGTATCCAGTGAAGCCAGCGGGGATATCATAGTCAAGAGCACCAGCATCATCGAAGAGACCACGGGCATCAATGTAAGCACGAGAGTCAGCAGCGACGGCAGCGGGGCCACCGAAAGCATGGATGGCATTGGGGAGCGCATCGATGGCATCAGTGTAGTTGAAGGGTTGGGCACCGAGGACCTTGAACAGGAGAGCATCGCACACCAAAGATGAGCAATAGTCAACGTTCTGATCAGGTTGGACGACCCAAATAAGCTCCTTAACGGGGTGGTTAAAGTTGAGCTTGATCTTGTTACTTGATGAACCAACAGACTCATCACCAGTGAATTGGAGCTGGGTGATGAGGTACTCGTGGGGGTTCTGGGCAAATCTGCGGCGCTCGTCAGTGTCCAAGAAGACATAGTCAACGTACAAAGAGGCAGCAACAAGTGACTGATTGTAGGCGATGGCAGCAGGGACGGGGCGACCGGGGGCATATTGCTGAGAAGCAGAGATAGGGTTGGTAGCATTGGAGTTGCAAGACAATGTGGTGACAGCCCACAAGCACTCATCAATAGGGCGGATATCAAGGTTGATCTTGACCTCGTGGTATTGGAGAGCAATCAAAGGGAGGGCCAAACCGGGGTTGGTGCAAAACCAAAACTGGAGAGGGATATAAAGGGTGGTTTCAGGGAGGGCGTTTCTGGGAGCGCAAACTTGACGGGGAGCCAAGGAGTCGCAAGGACCATCAACCTCAGAGAAAGAGGGATCAGTGATGAAGGTGAGTTGGGTGGTGTTACCAATCATCTTGAAATAACCTCTTTGTTGCTCAGAGGTCATGGTGAGTTGGTTCCAGATGTGCATCCAGTCACCATATTGACGGTCAATTCTTTGGCCACCAATCTCAACCTCAACCTGAGCAATGAGTTGCTCACCGGGGAAGTCCAACCAACGGGCATAGACACCCGAGCCGGATCCAACAGCGAATGAGGAAATGCCCATAAGCTGGTTAATCTCGGGAAGAGTGACTTGCAAGTATGTTCTGTAAGCAAGATCACCGTTTCTTGAGATAACGCATTGAACTCTGCGTCCGAAATCGGCTTGGCCGTTGAAAGTTTGCTCGATCGATTCGATGGCAAAGTTAGTATATCTTCTGTAAGTGACCTTCCAGAAGGTGATTTGAGGATTACCTGTACATTTCCTCTACCTTATCTTTCAATAAGGATTAGACTATATCTTAAAATGAATTTATTCTATTTGTTTATTTGCTTTACTCAAAACTAGTTCTTTATTAAATATAAATTCACTCGAAAACCATTTAGTCGTTGAACCTTCCTCTTTAAACTTTTCTATTTTATCAAAAATTAGATTTATTTGTTCCATATCAATATTTTTTTTAGATGAATTGTATTTTACAGTAACTGGCATCATATTTGACCAATTCCAGCATTTTAATTTTTCGTCTTCAACCGACAAATCAAAATTACATACTGGAATAATATGGTCAATAGACCAAAATGAAGCATAATTATCCCAGTTCATTTCTTTTGTAAAATTGTATTCTAACCATTCTCTAAAATATTGAATATTACAACCAATATAATTCATAGTAGTGTCATTTTTATTTAGAACATTTCGCAAACGGGCGGCTAATGATTTTTTAATTCTGTAATTCATATTTGTATTACGTTCATTTTTACACCATTCTATTTTTTGTTCTTTTAAAAATGTTGGATAACAATCTAAACAAATCTTCTTTTTATAATGTTTTTTCAACTTGGCAAAATTATATAATATCTTTTCTGTATTACATTTTTCACATGTTGCTAAAAAATTATCTAGCCGTTTTTGTCTTTGATTTTTTTTTCGAATTTTATCCAATTCATTTAAACATTTTTTACAAGTGGATGAATATGAATTGTTAGTATATTGTCTAAATTTATCAATACACTTGGTGTTTTCACATTTGCCACATTGTTTCTCTGCTATTTCTACTATTTTATTTGGAGTTAGTTGTATATCCATTTATATGATTATGTTACACAATATCTATATTATTTCATTTTTGTTTATTTTGTTTATTTTGTTTCATTTTATTTATAAAATTTAAAGAGGCTTGGATGCTCATTGCCCATTTATTCAAACTTTTGTATCAATAAAGTCTAAATCATCTTATTCATTTTTACTATACCCAAGTTTTTTGTCTTGGCCACAACTCTCTCACAAAAGTTGCTTAGTAGAATAAGCTTTAGGGGTTTCAAGCAGTTTGATTTTCTCACTAGGGATTTTCATACTAAACATATTATTTAGTATCCCTAATTAACATCAGTGGATCTTTTATAGATGCCACAAAGGGTTTTATGAATATCTTATTGATTCGATATTCCCCGATGTTTTTCTACCCTACAGGTTTTTAAGGTAAACATCTTGAGCGCCGTAAGCTACGAGTTGCATAAGTCCGCCTCCCATTTTATATTATTCCTAAAGAAAATAATTTTTGGAATTCTAATTTAATTAAATTTTGACGACAATTAAAATCTAATTAAATACCTACATATTATTTTAATATATTATTAATGTTTACATTTTCCTTCATAAATATGGACAAATATAGCTCATCAAATACTTCTTTTTTCCCCTCATGATTTTTAGTAAAAATATAAGATTCTTTTCGTTTCTTAATAGACCAACCATTGTCTAAAGCATTGTATAAAAAGACCATTTTTTGGAATTTAATTTTATCCACTTCCAGGGCTAATTGTTCGTTATTTTGTGTTATTTTAATATCAATGTCCATCATTAAGATAACCATTGAAACAATAATTAATGTTTAAACTTATATTTTATAATTTTTATATAATATTCATTTTGTCTAAAATAAAATAAAATAAAATAAATACTTTTACAAAATATCTAATTAAACAAGATTTTCTTTGTATTATATAATGCCATCATTCAAACCCAAAGCTAACAAAAAAATAAAGGTATGTAAAAGATATTCAACAACTTTGGACGGAAAACACAAAGAAATAATGACTGATTTTTCAAAAGACGAATTTGATATCATTCCTAGATTAAAAGAAGAAAAGCAAACATTGATTGCTGATTTAAACAATCCCAAATTGTCCATCGAACAAATTATGGAGATAAAGGACCGTATTAAAGAGGTAAATGAAAGCATAAAAGAAATAAAGGCACGAAAAAACAATTACTTTTTGGATAATTCTAAATACATTTTTGAATATTTTGAAAACAAGAAAAACATTGACAACAAGGACGAGAATGACACTGGAAATAGTTCAAAAAGTCAAATGCTGTTTAATTTCTTTAAAATACAGAAACCGGAAAAGGATAATACTGGCGTCGAAACTAGGAATAAAAATATTGTCCAAAAATATTTGAGTAATATTGATGAGACTTTTCTTGATATGAATTCATTTGTTAGGTCGACTGATGTCTGCCAAAGTTGTTATAAGGGTGAAATGATACCACTCGATGATGAGGGTGTATTAATTTGTAATATATGCGCTGTTAGTATTCCATACTTGATAGAGAACGAAAAACCGTCTTATAAGGAGCCACCTAAAGAAGTATGTTTCTATGCTTACAAGAAAATTAATCATTTTAAGGAAATATTGGCTCAGTTTCAAGGCAAGGAGACAACCCAAATACCGGATGACGTCATTGATCAGATACATCAACAAATAAAAAAGGAGCGTATTGGACTAGAGCAACTAACACATTACAAAACCAAGGAAATACTTAAAAAGCTTGGATTTAATAAATATTATGAACATATCGCATTTATTAAAAATAAGTTGGGGATTAAACCGCCGGTATTTAGTCCTGAATTAGAGGATACATTGTGTAATTTATTTATGGAAATACAGTCACCGTATGCTAAAACATGTCCTGATTATCGGGTTAACTTTTTGAATTATTATTATGTATTATATAAGTTTTGTGAATTGCTTGGAGAAGAACAGTTTTTATCCGATATACCAATGTTGAAAGATAGGGAGAAATTAATAGAACAGGACGAGACGTGGAAGAAAATGTGTATAGAGTTGGATTGGGAGTATATTGCGACTGTATAAAGTGCCGAAAGTGCTTTTATGTTTTACCAACGTCTTCGTTTTCGGCCACCCTTCTTACTTTTATTCTTTTCAATGTCCCTATGTCTTATCGTTTTACTTAGGGGATTGGGTAGGTCGCCATGACGCACCGTTGTAAAAAGCGGATTGGGTAGGTCACCGTGTCTTATCGTTTTACTTAGCGGATTGGGTAGGTCACCGTGTCTTATCGTTTTACTTAGAAGATTGGGTAGGTCACCGTGTCTCACAGTTTTGGCAAGCGGATTGGGTAAGTCGCCATGTCTCACAGTTTTGGCAAGCGGATTGGGTAAGTCACCATGTCTCACAGTTTTGGCAAGCGGATTTGATTTTCTTTTATTAGAGCTAGAACCTGAGCTAGAACTTGAGCTTGAAGACCTTGATTTAGACTTCGACTTAGACTTAGACTTTGACTTCGACTTTGGAGAAACTTGCAAATCTGCTAATGATAATCGATCCATAATATATATTTATTGAGAATATATATTATTTTATTCATAACTTCGTGAAAAAAGGTGGATTTAAAGACCGCCAGGGAAACCAACTAAGTTGGCACCGATACCGAACCCGGCACCTGTGCGAGCAGACACACCCATACTAGGAATGTATGTATCCAATATGGCAAAGGTAGCAGCAGCGGTTAAGGCAAGCAGAACGATTTCCTCCATATTCAGAGACTTCTTGGGAATAGCAAAAGCAGCAATCGCCACCATTAAACCCTCAATTAAATATTTAACAATACGCTTAATAAGCTCAGTCACATCAAACATAGCCATTTTGTTTATATAATTTGAAAAGAAAAAAATAATATTATAAATGAATGAAAATATAATATTTTATTAAATTAAAACTTAAAACGAACAACTAACTAAATATATAAATGAGTGGAAAATCTAAATCGAATGCTTCCAAGAAGTTCGCCTTTGAACGTAAACAAAGAACCGATGGTTCACCTAATCCTAAATATGTTGATTTGTTGGAACTGGATAAGCCAATTGCTGGCCAACAATTCGGCTGTTTCTCTTTCATTACTCCAGAGAAAATTTTGAAGCAGAAGGAAATGTTCTTTTTTGAAGAATTCCTAAAGAAATGGGAATTCTCAAAGTCCATGGAGAAGTTTCACCAATTTATTAATTTTGTTTCTTATAAATACAAGTTGAATTTTGAGGATGTTATGAAGGATTACGAGGGCTTCGTTACGGAGGAGCGTGAGAATATTATCAGTTCATCCATTGAAGATGACTACAAGACCTTTTTAGACAAGCATGAGGAGGACCTTGAGAAACAATTCAGTATCAAGCACAACTTCCAAACGTCGGTCAGAGGCTTCAAGTCTAGAGGCAACTTTCAGACGCAAGAGGAGGCTGAGATGCGCGCCAAATTGTTGCGAGAGAATGACCCAAGTTTTGACGTATTTGTTGGCCCTGTTGGTCAGTGGTTGTGTTGGGACCCCGAGGCATACAAGACTGGTCGTGTTGAGTATATGGAGGAGGAGCTTAACCAGCTGGCTCAGGAGAAGCAGAAGAACGAGACTGTCGCCAAGACCGCATTTGAGCAGCGAGTTAAGGAGACCAAACAGAAGGCAATCGATGACAACAAGAAGAATGCCGAGAAGCATGGTAGCTCTTTGACCCAGGATATTGATAGTGAGGGCAATTTGGTCGGTGTTACAAACAGTCAAGAGGCGAAATTGGCTGGGTCCGACAGTATATCGGTGGCAGATATTCGCAGTGAGCTCTTTGATGGCGAAAATATTGTGATGGGACAGTCTGATTATGGCAGGTCAGAGCTCCTCAGTGGACCTTTTGCTTTGTCAAAGGATGAAAAGAAGGATGAAGACAGTTTGGACCGCGTTGATTAAACTTTTTCACAAAGTTATTACGAAGTTATTACGAAGTTATAAAATTTTATAAATTATTAATTAATTTATAAAAATATTTTTACAAAAATAAAATCTTCATAATTTGAAACTTATTTATTAGATGGTGCACTTAGCGCTCCTTGTACAACTGTTTGTGTTATTGACAACATATTAGACGCATCACTCAATTTTGGCTCAGTTTTTAAACCGTTAAATCCCTTTATGGTTATATCTAATTTTGTGTTTGGTGGTTGTGCTGGTAACGTTAATGGATTTATTAATTTATCAATTGGATAATAATTTTTATCTACTCCGTTGCTATAATAATACTGTGTAACATCTTTAGAATTATTTTTTAATGTTTGTGACCAGTATATAGTTACTGCTCCGTTTACTGTTCTAAGTGGAGGCAATATTTTGGGCGCTAATTGCGGATAATTTATGAAAACACCAGTCATTGTATTTGAATTAACACTATACATGGGGTCACTTGTTAAACCATTATATGCTTTAAGTGTGAATGAATAAGTTTGACCGTTTGTTAAATTACTAATTATCAAAGGACTTGTTTTGTTTGTAAGTCCTAAATCAATCCAAGTTGTTCCATTAGTACTATAAAAGTAACTAATCACACTCTTCGCATTGTTTGTAGGTTGTGTAAAATTTATATAAGCCTTGTTATTCTCTCCAAATGTTGTTGTTGTGTTTATAACAGGTGCTGGTTGAGGATAATTTATAAAAACATTATTTACGTTTGCTGTGTTACTATATAATGGTTCACTCGTTAAACCATTGAATGACTTTACTGTAAATGAATATGTTTGTCCATTCGTTAATCCCGATAATTCAATGTATTTTGTGCCTTGAGTTTGGCTTGGCAATACTTGAGACAACATAAATTGAGTAAATGTACCTCCATTAATGCTTATCCAATAACTAGATACAGCATTTGCGTTATTTGTTGGTTGTGAAAAGTAGAGTTTTGCCTTTTGATTTTCACCGCTATCAATTGTTAGTTGTTCAATAATAACAGGGGCTGGTTGAGGATAATTTATTAAAACATCTGTTACTGTATTTGAATTAAGACTATAAATTGGTTCACTTGTTAAACCATTGTATGATTTAATTGTAAATGAATATTTTTCTCCATTTATTAAATCACTGATTACCAAGGGACTAGTTTTGTTTGTGGGTCCCAAATCGTTCCAACTATTTCCATCAGTGCTATAAAAGTAACTAACAACATCTTTCGAATTGTTTGTTGGTTGTGTAAAATTTATGTAAGCCTTGTTATTCTCTCCAAATGTAGTTTCAGTATTTATAACAGGTGCTGGCTTGGGATAGTTTATTAATACAGTTACTATATTTGACACAGGACTATACATTGGTTCAGTAGTTAAACCATTATATCCTTTAAGTCTGAATGAATATGATTGACCATTTGTTAAATTGCTAATTATCAGCGGACTGGTTTTATTGGACGGACCTAAATCTATCCAACTTATTCCATCAGTGCTATAAAAGTAACTGATAATATTATTCGCATTGTTTGTTGGTTGTGTAAAATTTATATAAGCCTTATTATTTTCGCCATATGTAGTTACATCATTTATAACAGGAGCCAGTTGAGGATAGTTTATGAATATATCATTTGTAGCAGGAGACGGGTCACTATCTATTCCATTATATGATTTGAATGTGAATGAATATGTTGTACCATTTGTTAAATTATTAAATTTTAATGGACTGGTTTTATTTGTCGGCCCCAAATTTACATAATTTATTCCATCTGTGCTATATAAATAGCTGCTAACTGTAGGAACTGATGGATTTATTTCCTGTGTAAAATTAATATATCCTAGACCATTTTCACCAAATGTACTGGTAACTGTAGGGGGCGGTTGTGAAACCATTATTAGCACATCTGAAAATGTATTCGACGCATCACTTTCTAGACCATTAAATGCCTTGATTGAAAATGAATATGTTGAACCGTTAACTAAATTTCGAACTAGTAACGGGTTTTTGTTATTTGTTGAACCCAAATCTATAAATGCGCCACCGTTAATACTTAACAAATAACTTGTTATGACCTTTGAATTGTTTGTTGGTTGATCAAAATAAATTGTAGCAGTGTTATTTCTACCTTCAGCACTTTTAATTATAGGAGCAGGTTGGGGGAAATCTATAAATATATTTTCAGTACTTGATGCCTCACTAATTAAACCATTGAAAGATTTCAATGAAACTTTATATGTATCGCCATTTTGCAAGTTATTAATGACTATTCTATTACTTGTAGATGCTGGGTTTAATTCATTATACGTTATGCCATTATCAATACTGACTAAGTAGTTTGTTATACTTTTAAAATTTGTATTTATATCCTGTATAAAATTAATTGTTGCTGTTCCACGTAGACCGACACTGCTTGTAATAACCGGTTTTGGTTGCGGATAATTTATTAATACACCTGTTACTGTAGCCGTATCACTATAAATTGGGTCAGTTTGTAATCCATTCGTCGACTTGATAGCAAATGAATATGTTAACCCATTCACTAAATTACTAATTATTATTGGGTTTGTTTTATTTGCTTGACCTAAATCTTTGAATACTCCTCCATTAATACTTAACCAATAACTAGATATAGCATTTCCGTTATTTGTTGGTTGCGAAAAGTAAAGTTTTGCCTCTCCATATTTACCACTATCAATTGTTGCTTGCGTATCAATAATGACTGCTGGTTGAGGATAATTTATGAAAATACCATCGACTACGTTTGAAACAGGACTATACATTGGTTCACTTGTCAAACCATTGTATGCTTTAATTGTGAATGAATAAGATTCACCGTTTGTTAAATTACTAATTATCAAAGGGCTTGTTTTGTTTGTAGGTCCCAAATCGATCCAGTTTGTTCCATTAGTACTATAAAAGTAACTAACTACACTCTTCGCATTGTTTGTGGGCTGTGAAAAATTTATATAAACTTTGTTATTTTCACCAAATGTAGTTTCGGTGTTTATAACGGGTGCGGGTTGAGGATAATTTATAAAAACATTATTTACGGTGCCCGGTTCACTATACATTGGTTCATTTGTTAAACTATTATTTGCCTTAAGAATGAATGAATATGTTTGTCCACTCGTTAATCCTGATAATTGGATATAATTTGTGCCTTGAGTTTGACTTGGCAATACTTGAGACAAATTTATTTGAGTAAATTCTCCTCCATTAATGCTTAACCAATAACTAGATATCGCATTTGCGTTATTTGTTGGTTGTGAAAAGTATAGACTCACTTTTCCATTTTCACTACTATCAAATGTTAGTTGATTGTTAATAACTGGTGCCGGTTGAGGATAATTTATAAAAATATTTTCTACAGCAAGTGATGGATCACTATAATAACCATTGTATGCCTTTATAGAAACTGAATAGGTTTGTCCATTTGTTAATCCTGATATTGTTAATGGCGATGACTTCTGTTTTGGTTTTAAATCTATAAATGTTGTTCCATTATCTATACTATAAGCATAGTTTACTATAGGGACAGGACTGGAATTTTCTTGTGTAAAATTTAGTGTAATTTTGTTGTTTGCTCCATTCGCACTCAATACATTTGGAATCTCCGGGGCAGCAAAATCTAAGTTTGGAGGGACTATACTTGTTGCAAAATCCATCAAAAATTGCGGTATTTCTATAACATTTTTAAAGGTTGTTGTTAACGTATCTTGTCGTGGCGCATCTAAAAGCAGATAAATATTATATAGTGGATTTATAAAATTATAACTCTCTATTACTTGGGGTATTTTGTCCGAAAAAAACACTTTTTTAAGACTAGACATAGCAAAAGTATCATTGAAAATTCTAGAAACTTCTCCCGGGATTTCAATGCCAATTAAAGGACAATTTTTGAACGCACCAGCACCAATACTAGTAAGTTTACTATTTCGTTCAAAAGAAACATTAATTAAACTGGTGGCATTTTGAAATGAATTTGTACCAATACTTGTAATATCGGGACCAAACCTAACACTTTTAAGATTTGGTCTCCCGTTAAAAGCATTGTCCGGAATAACTCCAGCAGCATTATACATGACACTTTCAACTGGGTGTAAATCGCAACCCAATTTTGATACATCTGTAAAGACAGAACTGTTTATCACAATTTCTTTAACATTGTTATTTCCACTAAATATATTGTATCCAGCTGTCAATATCGAAGCAGGAATATTGATAATAGAAAAATTACAAGAGTTAAATGCACCGATTCCTAAATATGTTACTGTATTTGGGAATATAATCGGGTTTAATAAATTGCAGTAGGAAAACGAATAATCGTCTATACTATTACATATTGAGTCTGATTCAAATGAAACAGATTCTAATTTAGTACAATAAGAAAAAGCACTATTTCCTGTGCCGGTAACTAATTTAGGTAATGTAATGTTAGTTAAACTAGAATTACTAAAAGCAGCATAGCCAATAGTATTTAGTTGACTATTTTCTCCAAAAGTAATATTTGTTAAAAGATTACAATCGCCAAAAGCGCTCTGTAAAATGCTTGTTACTGAACTAGGAATTACAAAACTAGTTATTCTTGTATTTCTAAAAGCCTGAATCCCTATGGTTCTTAACTTACTATTTGGAGAAAATGTAACATTTGTTAATTTTGAATTATTAAAAAGACTGCTACCGATTTCTGTAATTTCTGACCCAAATGTAACACTTATTATATTTGGAATTTTGCTTAAATTATATTCATTGCCAGGAATGGCTCCAGTAGCATTATATGTAATACTTTCTACTAGTTGTAAACTGCATCCTAATACTGATACATCCAACAAAGCAGAACTATTCAATATGATTGTTTTAACATTGTTATTTCCAGCAAACACAGTGGATTCAATTGTTATTACTGAAGCAGGGATTGTAATACTAGACAAATCGCAACTGTTAAAGGATGAATTACCTAATATTTTTACTGTTTCGGGTATCACGATGTCTGTTAACAATGGGCATGTAAAAAATACTCGTGTATCAATTTTAACAAATGAAATGTTATTGGGTAATTTTACACTAGATAATTTTAGACACTCTCTAAATGCGTCAGACCCAATTGTACTAACTGAATCAGGTATAAGAATACTTGTTAAAAGTGCACAACCATAAAAGGAATTACTATCAATAAGTTCAAGTTTACTAGGTTCTTCAAATGTAAGAGTTGCTAATTTATTACAACTATTAAAACTACTATTACCTACTGTAGTGACTGACTTGGGAATTGTTAAACTGGCTATGGCTGTACCCCCAAAAGCACTTTGACCGATAGTTGTTAATTTACTATTTGGTCCAAATGTAACACTTGATAACAAACGAGAATTAACAAACGCATTTAGACCTATGCTTATAACTGAAGCTGGTATTACAATACTTGTTAATTTGGTCAATTCTCTAAATGATTCAGTTCCAATGCTTGTAATTGATGGACCCAATATAACAGTACTTAAATTTGGAAGACTTTTACAAACCGTATCGGGAATAGCTCCTGTCGCATTAAATGTAATACTTTCTACTAGTTGTAAACTGCATTGTAATAACCTTACATCTAAAAATAAAGGACTGTTTATCACGATTGTTTTAACATTGTTATTTCCACTAAATATTTGGCCTCCACGTGTTATTACTGAAGCAGGGATTGTAATACTAGACAAATTGCAATTAAAAAATGCGTAATCGCTAATAGTAGTTACTGTTTCGGGTATCACGATGTCTGTTAACAATGAACACCCTCTAAATACCCCACCACTAATTGTGGTAAATGACAGATTAACAGGTAATTTTACAATAGATAACTTTACACAATCTCTAAATACATCAGAGCCAACGGCAGTAACTGAATCAGGTATAATAATACTTGTTAAAAATGCGCAACCATAAAAGGCATTACTGTCAATAAGTTCGAGTTTACTAGGCTCTTCAAATGTAAGAGTTGCTAATTTATTACAATTTGAAAAACTACTATTACCTATTGTAGTGACTGACTTGGGAATTGTTAAACTGGCTATGGCTGTACCTCCAAAAGCACTTTGACCGATGATTGTTAATTTACTAGGTTTTTCTACTGTATTTTCAAATGTAACACTTGATAACAAAGGAGAATTAACAAACGCATTTAGACCTATGCTTATAACTGAAGCTGGTATTACAATACTTGTTAATTTGGTCAATTCTCTAAATGATTCAGTTCCAATGCTTGAAATTGCTGAACCCAATATAACAGTACTTAAATTTGGAAGACTTTTACAAACCGTATCGGGAATAGCTCCTCCTGCATTAAATGTAATACTTTCTACTGGTTGTAAACTGCATTGTAATAACCTTACATCTAAAAATAAAGAACTGTTTATCACAAGAGTTTTAACATTGTTATTTCCACTAAATATTTGGCCTCCACGTGTTATTACTGAAGCAGGGATTGTAATACTAGACAAATTGCAATTGAAAAATGCGTAATCGCTAATAGTAGTTACTGTTTCGGGTATCACAATTTCTGTTAACAATGGACAATTATAAAATACTCGCGTTTCAATTTTAATAAATGACGCGTTAACAGGTAATTTTACAATAGATAAACGTATACAGTCTCTAAATACATCAGAACCAATGGCAGTAACTGAATCAGGTATAAGAATACTTGTTAAAAATGCGCAACCATAAAAGGCATTACTGTCAATAAGTTCGAGTTTACTAGGCTCTTCAATTGTAAAAGTTGCTAATTTATTACAATTCGAAAAACTACTATTACCTATTGTAATGACTGACTTGGGAATTGTTAAACTGGCTATGGCTGTACCTCCAAAAGCACTGTAATCGATGGTTGTTAATTTACTAGGTTTTTCTACTGTATTTTCAAATGTAACACTTGATAACAAAGGAGAATTAACAAACGCATTTAGACCTATGCTTATAACTGAAGCTGGTATTACAATACTT